AGCAACCCTTCGGGATATACTGCAAACTTGGGAACTGTTACTTCAGTTGCTGCTTTAACATTAGGTACAGCAGGAACTGACCTATCAAGTTCAGTTGCAACCAACACCACAACTCCTGTTATTACACTAAACGTGCCAACAGCCTCCGCTGCTAACAGAGGGGCTTTGAGTGCGGCTGACTGGTCTACATTTAATGGTAAGCAAGCTGCAATCTCGTTAACTACTACGGGGTCAAGTGGTGCGGCTACATTCTCATCTAATACATTAAATGTTCCTAACTATACTTTAGCAGGATTAGGAGGGCAGGCAAGCTCTACAAATTTAACTTCATTGTCTGGATTGTCATTTGTTTCGACTTCATTTGTCAAAATGACTGCTGCGGGAACATTTGCACTCGATACAAATACATATTATTTAAGCTCAAATCCTTCAGGCTATACCGCAAATACAGGTACTGTAACTTCAGTAGGTGGTACAGGAACTGTATCTGGATTAACATTGAGTGGCTCGGTAACAACATCGGGTAACTTAACTCTTGGAGGTACACTTAGTTTAACAAGTGGTAACGTAACTGGAGCATTAGGCTACACTCCACCTTCGGGCTCAGGAACCGCTAACTCAGTAGTTAAGTTCACAGGGACTTCTTCAATTGGTAATGGTATTGCAACAGATAATGGTACAACATTTGCAGTTGGAGGAGCATTTACTGCTACGGGAGATATCACAGCATTCTCATCTGATGAAAGATTAAAAGAAAATGTAGTTAATATTCCAAATGCATTAGATAAAATTCTTTCATTGAATGGAGTTACATACGATTGGAACGATAAAGCACTTGCATTTGGTTTTGTATCTGAGAAAAGAAGACACGATGTAGGATTAATTGCACAACAAGTGGAGGCGGTATTACCAGAAGCAATTGCTCCCGCACCATTTGATACAGATGTTGATAGTGGAGATTCTATTAGCGGAGACAATTACTTGACAGTACGCTATGATAAAATGGTTGCTTTATTAATCGAAGGGATGAAAGAACAGCAAGCTCAAATTGAAGAATTAAAATTAAAACTAAATAGCAAAAATGATTAATCTAACTCAAGAAGAAATTGATGCTCTTTATGTTAGTTTTATCAATAGAACGGTAATATATAAAGATGCAACTGACCAAGAAATAGCAAGGCAAGATTTATTAAACAATGAAACTCATAAAGCTATTTTTGTTAATTTTTTAAACGACCCTGACTTTTTTGCTCGTTGGGGAACAGTATAATAATAAGATATTATGGCACTACCAGCTACAGGAGCTTTATCTATATCGGCAGTTAAGTTAGAATTAAATAACTCAACTACATATTCTCTTGATACATTAAGTACATATGCAAGCAAGTCTGCCCCAGATTCTATGAGTGAGTTTTATAATTATGGCTCTACGGTTGAACTTACAGCAGGATTGGCTACAATTGGTTTTACTGGGAAGTATGCAACTCTTCCACAAGGAGGGTGGGCAGTTGTTGGCTTTACTACAGCGGGGCTTACAAATTATAGTGTGGTAAAACTATTCCCTAATGGTAAAGTAGATACTTCTTTTGCTCAACAATCTACGCAAGCGATGCGTGGAGTAAGCTATAGTTATACAAACAATAGATACTACGGTTTTGGAACATTTGGATTTTATGGGTCTTGGAGTAAATCTTTTTTAGTTTCAATATTGCCATCTGGTCTTCCTGATACATCATTTAATAGTGGTGGTTCTGGTTTATCTGCAAATGGATTTGTAAATGCCGTAGCACCATTACCTAATGGTCAATTAATAATAGGAGGAGATTTTACAAGTTATAATGGAACTACTGTAAATAAAATAGCAAGATTAAATGCAAATGGCACATTAGATACATCATTTAATAGCGGAGGTTCAGGGGGAGATAATACTGTTTTAACAGTCGTATACGACCCAATTAGTGGTAAATTATTGTGCGGGTCAAATGATGGAGGTATTTGTTGGAATGGGAACTGTACTACTGGGCTTTTTAGATTAAATTATGATGGCTCTTTTGATACAACATTTAATTCTGGAGGGGCTGGTATTAGTGGAGGTGGTAATTCAATTTCTGCTACTGTTGTAGATTCTGTAGGTAAAATCCATATTATTGGATGGTTTACCCAATATAATGGAGTATCAAGAGGAGGAGGCTATTGCAGACTTAATAATAATGGAACTTTAGATACATCTTTTGTTCCCGATGGAGGAAATGCTGTTGATGATGTAGCTGTAGGAGGAGATGACTTGCCCGTAGTTTCACTTAGAAATAATAATGGTAATGGGTATTGGAGAAAGTTAACCTCTACGGGAGCATATAATAGCACATTTAATACCGCAGGCACATCATTTAACACACAGCCTCCTTTAACTATAGCTGCCACTAATAATACTTATTTTGTATTTTTAGCTGACAACTATAATGGTACAGGTTTAGGCGGAAGAAACATAGGAAGAATATCGGCTTCGGGAGCATTGCTTGGTTATTCTTAATCTAAATAATTAATATTGTACATTTGTACTATTAAATAATCAATTGATGGCAAACATTCCTGATAATATAGTTGCAATTCTTGGAGTCGATAATGCGGGGGCAATAACAAACATTGACCCTAATTTAGTATTCAATAAGCAGATTGCTACAGGTTCTCCTATAGTAGTAGAAACAGTTCCGACAAAAAAAGAAGCAGCTACAGAGCCAACTGTCATTACAAATACAATTGAATCAACGGTAGCGTTGACAATTACTGCTGACCCAACTAATATTCCAATGGTCAATAAAGACCAAGACAACCTTGAGAATTCAGTTGTTTGGCAAGTTGCAAAAAAGGTCGGAGTTAATACTAAGAGCCCAAGATTTCTATTTGATGTATATGCGGGAAGCGTAAACGTAACCCCATCTACGTTAAAAGATGGATATAAATTAAAGAATTTTAACTTTGCATACGCTGACTTTACTACATCTGGTAGTGAGCAATTATATTTTGGAGACGACACATCATTGCCTGTTGTTAACGTCAAAAAATTATTAATTAGGGGATTAACTACAACAACATCCCCTACTAAAATAAGGATATTAGGCATTAACGATACGGGAAATGTTTCGGCATTCTCAATGCCTACAAGCGGTTCTGTATTATTTTCAGATGGTGTTACATTATCTTCTGCTCCAACTAATCTATTTTGGGATATTACTAATAGCAGACTTGGGATTCTTACGAATGTTCCTTCGTATCCATTAGATGTAAATGGAACGGCAAGAATTGTAACAAGTTTAATTACTCCTGTAATTGGTAATACAGGCGGCATTACTGCAAATAATACTTGGACATTTACATCTAATGTGGTTGTTCCTGTTACCCCAACTGACCCAACACACGCTGCATCAAAGCAATATGTAGATAATTCAGCACTAACAGGTCTTAGATTAGGAGCATCTGTTAAAACTGTTGCCACATCAAATATTGGATTAAGTGGGCTTGCTGCCATTAATGGATACACTCCTATTGCGGGAGATAGAATCTTAGTTATTGGTCAGACGACTCAATCAGCCAATGGTGTTTATGATGCAGCTTCTGGTGCGTGGACACGTTCTACAGATTCAGATACAGATGCCGAATTGCGTGGATATCAATACTTAGTTACTGCGGGAACTAACGCAAACTATAGATATGGGAATACTAACCAATCTGCTATAACAGTTGGTTCTACAGCTATTACATATCAACAAATTTCAAGTGCGGAAACAGACCCTATATTTACTGCCTCCGCTGCATTTGGCATTACTGCAACTAATATTACAAACTGGAATACCGCTTACAATAGGTCGCTTACAACACTTACAATTACAGGTACAACTACTAAGACAGTTACCCTTACAAAGCAGGATGCGACAACATTGACTGCAACATTTACGGATACGGTCACAAGTGTATTTGGTAGAACAGGTGCGGTAACTGCTACAGGTGGAGATTATACAACTGCCCAAGTTACAGAAAGCGGAAACTTATATTACACAGATGCAAGAGTTAGAGCAGCAGTAAGTTTTGTTGCAGGTAGTGGGGGATATACTGCAGGAACTGGAGTATTTTCAATTCCTACTAATACAAATCAATTAACCAATGGTGCGGGATATATTACGGGTATTACTTATACAAATGTAATTACTGCACTTGGATTTACCCCATATGATGGTTCTACAAACTCTAATGGTTATGTTACTGCATCAGGGGCAAGGTCTGCAATATCATTAACTACATCAGGAACAAGTGGTGCTGCTACATATAATTCGGGAACAGGAGTTTTAAATATACCTATATATCAAGGCGGTGTAACATCATTCAATACAAGAACTGGTGCTGTTACATTAACATCTGCTGACATTAGTTCCGCTCTTGGATTTACTCCTGTTGCAGCTACCGTTACGTCTGTAGGAGCTACATCAAGTATTGGTTTAACAATTACAAATAGCCCAATTACAAGTTCGGGAACATTAGTCATTGGTTCAATTAATGACGATTTAAGGATGCGTTCTCTTGCAGTTGGAACATTTACTGGGTTAACGCTTCCGACTGCCGTAGATGGTAAAATACAAGCCTCAGCAGACATTGTAGGATATAGTACATCTGATGAAAGATTAAAAGAAAACATTAGAGTAATTGATAATGCTACAGATAAGTTAAGTCGAATCCGCGGTGTTAAGTTTGATTGGAAAAAAGAATTTGAATACCTTCACGGTTTTGAGGGACCAGATATGGGTATAATTGCCCAAGATGTAATGGAGGAATTTCCTGAAGCATTAACTACAAGAGAAAGCGGATATTTGGCGGTTCGCTATGAGAAATTAATTGGTCTTCTTGTAGCAGCAGTTAATGAGCAATCAGACAAGATTAAGGAATTGGAATCTAAAATAAAATAGAATGGCAGGTTTACCGTTATCGGGGAAAATTACTTTGAATGATATTCGAACAGAAATCGGTATATCAGAATCTAATTTTTCCTTAGATACTGCGGAAAATGGTCAATATGTTACAATTAATCCTTGTAGTCAATACAAACCTGCATTAACAAATCCAGCTTCATTAAGCGAATGGTATGGATATAATCATAGAGCCCCGTGTAATTCTTATGAATTTACTGCTACTATATCGGATATTGGCACATCGGGTTCTTGTGAACAAGTTTTTGATTACACAGAGGCAAGATTAAATATTTCAATGATTCCGTTTGCTGTTATTAAAATAGGAACTGACCCTCAAATAAACAGAATGCAAATCAGAAATATTGAAAAATTCCCAAGCGTAAGAGTTGAAGTAAAAGGGAGTATATATGGTGTAACAACATTGATTTATGCATTTGAAGGTAATGGAGCATCATATGTTCCTTGGGATTTAGTTCCGAATACAGGAAGTGCTGGAGCGGGAGATATTAAAAGTTTGAATATATACTCTATAACGATTTGGTATGGAGATGGGTCAGGTAGAGTATTATCTAATCAGCAAATTTCTTTTACAAATCCTCCTGCTGATGGGTATTATGTAACTCCTGCATATTATTCAGCTTCAGCAGGTACTGTATGTGCTGTATCAACTTTAGGGGATTATTTTACATTTCAATATCCATTTACAGCAGGGGCATATGTTAGAGACCAATTTGGGGTTTCCGCTCCAAATGGTTATTACAGAATGTTAAAAGATTCTAATGTAATTTATCAAGTTACAAGTGGTTTAATTTCAGGAATAACAAGTTGCTAATATGGCTCAGATATCAAGGTGGGTATGGTCGGATTGTGCTACATTGGTAGTTGGATGTACTTTGTATTCTAACTATGAAAGAACAGCCGTATATGCAAGCAAACAAATTACGATAACTACAGGAGGAATAAAAAGAGTTTATTCTACAATGTCTTCTGGTGCTATTGTAAGTATATCAGATTGCACTTGGACATCATCTTCTGCATATAATATTTATCAACCAATTTATAGTGGTTCAAAAAATAATTGCGGTAACGGTGGAACTGGAAGCACAATAACAGTAAATGATGGAGGAGCATATTCTTTTGCAGGAACAACTACACCAATTACATCATATATTTCTCAAGCTGATGCAGATAGTCAAGCTCAGACTGCTTCACAGAATAATTTTTATGCAGGAATACAGAATTACATTAATACTTATTCAACTTGTACTTGGTCTTATTATAACGGTTCAGCAACATATCCAGCAACAAGTTATACGAGAAATAATTGCGGAGCAGGATGTGATGCAGGAGCTGTAACTTATCAAGCAGTAACTAAATCAGGATATGCTGCGACCTCTACAGTTGCTTATCAAAACGGTATTGATGGAGCAGTTGATATAGCTAACGGATATGCATATTCTGCCGCACAAGCAGAAAGTCAGACATTAGGTCAAGCATATGCAAATACTTATGGAAGTTGCTGCTGCTGGGTTTCAGATGCTAATTGCAATGGATGTGATTACAGAGGAGATAGACAAAGAAATACTTGTTCTGGAGCATATAGATATGAGTATGTTACTGAATATAGTTCTTGTACTTGTAGTGTAGGTTGCAAGGGAACTAATTACAACAACAACTATTGCGGTGGAGCGGATGGTAAAGATAGGATATATTATGAAATTTATAATTGCAATGGGTCTTCAACAGGAGCATCTTATTCTGTGAATTGCGATTGCGATTTAAAACAACCAAGTCTTACTGCTACAACTTATACTACTTGTGTTGGATGCCAAAATGTTACTGTATATAGAGATACAGGAAATAGATGTTCAACAACATATCTACAATATTATGTTAACGGAGTTGCTGTTGGAGGATTACCTTCTACAGCCCTTTGTAACACAACTCCTGATTATGGGAATGACCTTGGTATTAAATGTCTATATGGTACAAACTATTATGTTTTAGGAAATTATAATAGTTGTGGAAATTATAGATACAAGTATTATGCTGGAAATGAAGTAAATTATACAAATAGTCTGGATAATTTTACAAATGCTTGTACATTCTCTGCATATCGTAGTGGTACATTTACTCGTAATAACTGTGGTAGCGGATATATAGGTGGAAGTGTATCATATTCTAATACATATTATTATTCTGGCATTGATGGTCAATCGGGTGCTGATGCTTTAGCAGATGCAAACTTTAATAATGATGGGCAAAATTATGCTAACTCAAATGGGTCTTGTACTGCAATTCCTTCGTGTTATGATTACAATATTGTAGCATATACCGCTGGAGTTACTGTATCGGGAACATATACAACTTGTGCTGGCAGCGGTAGCTCATTTAGTTTTTATGCTTATAGCTCAGGAGTAGTTGGGGTGGTATCTTGTGCTCAACAAGGGTCAGTAAGTGTAACAAGTGGAAATGGAACAAAGACTACAGGTTCTCAATGTTAAAATAATTTGTATATTTGCGTAACCAAACATTATAACAATGAATAAATTCTTAACAATTGCAAAGGCTTGGGGAATAGCCGTTTACCATACTGAGGAGCAAAAAGCTCTCGCAGATGAACGTATGGAAGAATGCAGTAAATGCGAAAGTCTTCAGGAGGTTGATGTCAAAAGTATGACAGGAGGTATAGTTAATAACTATTTCCTATGTGGTGCTTGTGGATGCCCAATGCAAGGGAAGATGTACACTCCAGTAGATGCCCCTAATGAGCATAAGTGCCCTAAAAATAAGTGGAAAGAGCAAAATTTAATCAAACAATAAAATGGAAAAGAAAAAGTTAAAATTCATCGAGTTATTATCATTAGATGCTGAAGTAAACGGATATTACCGTGAACCTCAAAAAGATGAAGATGGTAATCAAATTGTTCCCGAAATTAGAATTATTGGTATTACTAATAGTTTGCCAGCAGAAGTAAATTTCATTTTAAAATATCGACTTGACAAACTAATCCTTGCTATTGCAACTGAAAAGACAGCGTTCTTTGAAATGCAAAAGGAGTTAGCTAAAAAGTATGGCAAAGAGGTAGATGGGAATATTACTATTGATAAAGAAATTGATGGTAATCCAAATCCTAACTACGACAAATTCCAAAAAGAAAATGAGGAATTACTACAAGAGGAAATTGAATTATCTTATAAGCCGTTGCCATTAAAGGGAATGGAGGATATCGTTAATTCACAGAAATATTCTATCCTTTACGATTTTATCGAAGACTAATGTCAGAAGAAGACAGATTGGTTTTGTTAGCAAGTATTTGGGGAGGGAGTTGCATTTGTGCAATATCCCTCTTCATTGGATTTATATGGGCAAAACGCAAAGAACTAAATATTACGTTTAAGAATATTTTGCGATAAGTTCATTATAGTTTATCTTTGTTCTGTAATATTTAGATAAATGAATGAACATCACCCCTATGTTGGAATCCTTAATATCTGTTTAGCATTTATTGGGGCTGTTATGTCAATTGCATTGGCAAATATTCAGGTGGTTATCAGTATACTTGCAGGAATTATGGGTATAATTTCAGCAGGGTTTGCAATAAGATACTATTATTACAAAACAGAAGAGGTCATTAAGACCAAAAAAGATGTGGATTGAATTCTTCAAAGATGGCAAAGGCAACTACTCTCATACACGACTCATTTCAATAATTGGGTCGTTTTGTGTTTTTATAATGTTCTTATATATGCCTACTAATGATGGTATTCAAAACTTAATGACAATTTTACTTACAGCATCTTTAGTTAACGCTACAGCATCTAAATTTGCAGATAAAACTAAACAAAGACAATATGGTAACGAGTCAACAAGCTCTGAAGAAATACGGGGCAGCGAGTCAAACTAATCCTCACTTAACTTTATGGGATGTGCCTACTGAATTAGAAATTGGTATTATTCCTAAAAGAATATACTGCAACAAAGATTTAATAGAGCCATTAAAACTTGCATTTAAGAAACTAATTGATACTAAGTGCGTTAATGAATTAAAGACGTGGGATGGATGTTTTAATATCCGCAACAAAAGAGGTTTATCCTCAATGAGTCTTCATTCTTGGGCTATTGCAATTGATGTAAATGCTTTTGAAAATGGGCTAAACCAAGTTCCTAAATTATCTAAAGAATTTGTAGAATGTTTTACAAGCTCAGGATTTGATTGGGGTGGTACTTGGACAAGAAAAGATGGTATGCATTTTCAATTATCTAAAATATGAAAAATATTATTCTCCTTATTTTTGCGTTGATTATCGTCGCATCTTGTAAGTCAACCAAGTTGACTAATACTGTCACCGAAAAAGTTCGGATTGATACACTTCGTGATACAACAATCATTACCAAATTCCAAGCTGTACACGACACTTTAACCATTGATAATCCTTGCGATTCTGCTGGAATCTTAACGACTTTCTATAGCAAAATAAAGATACCACAAGGACAGATAGTAATTCGTAGCGTACGGGGCAAGATACAGGCTACTGTAAACATTGATTCAATTCAGAGCGTGTACAAGAATATGTACAGAGCAAAGCAAAGCTCAGATATCAAGATAAGCGAAAAAGTTATAAACAAAATTGTTTATCCATCTTGGATGGTTACAGCATTGATATTTGAAACTTTAATCATTTTAGGCTACATTTACTTAAAAGTTTTTTATCCAATAACTTATTTAAGGAAGAAATAATGGCAAAGGCATTAAACATCACAATCTTCAAGAAGAAGCCTAAAAAAAATAACAAAGGAATTCACGCTAAGACAAAGCAGAGCAAAGCAAAAGGCTCATCTAATTATGTCAAAGTGTATAGAGGACAGGGTAAGTAAAAATTTAGAACACGGAGTTGCAAATGCCTCAGCTTATTAAGTTGGGGCATTGTCGTATATAACAAAAAAATTCATAACTTTGGGTAAATTAAATAGAAAATACAATGGCAATTTCTATCGTTGATGCTCACGACTTTATTCGTAGTATCATAAAAAAGAATAAAGGCGGTTTTGTTTCCCCAAAAGATATAGACAGGGCAATTAACAGAGGTGTTGCTGATTGGATGAGTGCGGTTATTACTAAGTATCATAGAACAGGTAAATTTGAATATGACCACTTATTAGTTAAGCGAGCTACATTATCTGCTACGGTTGCCAATAGTGGTGTAGTTGATGTTCCTACAGATTATGTAGAAGGATTAACAATCTATCATACCAACGCTGATTCTCAATTAATTGAAGGAACTATTTATTCTTGGGATGAATTTTTAGAAATAAAAAACAGTTCAATATTGGCTCCTGATAGAGCATTTCCTGCTGCTACAATATATTTAGATTCAAGTGGCTCGCCTAAAATAGAGTTTGCTCCAGTTCCTACATCGGGGACTTATACATACACTTTTGTGTATATGCGGAAGCCTGCTACTGCGTATTATAATGCAGTAGTTTCAAATGGAAACATATCTGCGGCTTTAACAGGAAACATTGATATAGATGTAGCTGATAGATACTATTCTGATATTATTACTCGTGCATTAATGTATCTTGGTATTACATTAGAAAATGCAAGTATTGCAGGGGCTGAAGGAATGATGGATGCTAATCAAATAAATGATGAACGCAAATGATAACTAAATTCAAATTAGCGGAAGAAATTCAAAGAATCTACGCAAGATTCTTAGATAAGGATAACCCATCCGATGTAATTGACATCCGTGAGGTTAAGTTAGTATTAGAACAATCCTTAAATAAAGTTTTAAAATTACAAGTAGCTGAATCGTTTAAGGCTGGGTTTGTTGATATTCCAAGATGTAATCTAATTGAGTACACTTGCACAGTAACGTCTGACTCAACTAATTCTCGGTCTTATATCACATTACCTTCAATTCCATTGACATTGCCGATGGATATGGGTGTTTGGAGCATTAGTGCTCCTTCGGCAGTAGCCACCCCATATATTCCAATCCCTGCACAGGACATTCTTGTATTCGGAACAATTGCTTCTGGTACTAATGTAAGTTATTTAGAAGGGCAGGTGGGATACTATGTTCAAGGTAAGAAGGTATATTTTACAAAGGATATTACTTTGTCAGCTAATGGTTCAATATCAAGTGTTAAAGTAAACTTAATTGTATCTGATTTTGACCAATTAACAGACACGGAATTATTGCCAATTTCGCCAGAAGTAGTAACTACAGTAATTAATGAGGTTTTAACAGTCATTAGCAACGGTAGAGTAGCTCAAGCTGAATTAGGTGCACAACAACAATAAAAATGAAAACTAAATCATTAAATATAATTGTTCGGGATGCGTTATTAGATAACGGATTGCCTTTGCATTATTACACAAGATATTTGCACCACGCTCTCCGCATAATGGATGAGCTATCAATGGATTTTGATTTAGGAAATATTAAGTCATCGGTTTTATCTGTGACATCTTATCAAAGAGCGTTGCTTCCTACTGATTTTATTGATGTTATAGACGTTTCTGCAAAGCACGGAGAGAGATTGCTACCAATGGAGAGAGATAGGGCTTTAAACAAGAATTATAATCGTGATGATAGTGGTAATAAAATCCCATATCCTACGGATACAAATATTAATTACGATGCAGAATTCAATTACAATTTAATTTCTGGTGCTAATAACCTAAATACAAGAGGTGAATTAGTGGGGCGGTACTATGGAAAGCAACGCAAGCCATTATTGGTTTACGATATTGATACAACTAATTCAGAGATTGTATTTTCAAATACAGTTTCATTAACAGAGGTAACATTAACTTACATTACATCTGCTGTATCAAAATCATCTGCTAATCTTGTTACTCCATACGCTACAGATGTAATTACAAAGTATGTACAAATGATGGCTTTTAAAGCAGAAGGTGGTACACTTGGCAAGTTCCAATTAGCAAAACAAGAATATGATAATGCTCGTAGAATTTTTAGAGCAAGAATGAATTCGATGGATTTTGCAGAAATCATTGGAGCTACAAGAAGGGGTATTCACGGAAGTATCAAGAATTAACAAATAGAAATTTAACATTTCACAAATGGCGAAGGTAAGTCTCAGAGCATCAGGGGGTTTGAATAAAGATTTTGACCCAAACAATTTACCTGAAGGCGATTATATATCTGCATCCAATGTTATATTTGACTCTGGTAAATCGGGGGGTGGTGGAGCATTGCGTTTGTTAGAATCAATTAGAACATCGGGGGTATCCATAACTAATATCAAAGCGACTACGCAAGATGTTGATGGAACTATTTATGTTCTTGGAGATAATGGAGTTACTGCATCTATTTATAAGATACCTACAACGTTAGATACTAAAACTACATTAGTTACATATACACATTCTGTTACAACTACATTTGTTCCTGATTTAAAAATTATTGGACCATCTATTGTTTGGAATTACGCTGAAGAAGGAACGGTATTAATATGCCCAACTGCAACTGCTATTACAGGAACACTTACTATTTTAGATTTAAAACTACAAAAAGATACTCCTAATAACGTTGTTAGTATTGCAAAGACAATTGGCACAGGGGTTGATTTTCTTGAATCAAATGATTTTCAATTTGCAAGTAGATATCAGTACAAAGGGAAAGAGTATTCAGTATTAGGTAACTATAGCCAAGTTTATAAAGGAGAGAAGGGTACATCAAGCTATGTGCTTACATTCAATACGACTGGCAAGCCTTATTTTGCAGAATATATTGAGATTTATGTTCGAGTTGGCAATGATGGAATCTGGAGAAGAATTAACACTCAATTACTTTCTGCTATTGCCACATTTACTTGGTTAGGGCAGACATACGAAAGCCTTGATATTGTAACTACGGGTAGCCCTTACGATGCAGTTCCCGTAAATGCAAAACATATTGAGATTGCTAAGAATAGAATATTCCTTGCTAACATCAAGGATGACTATGATATGACATCTGCTAATTTAGATTTTTCATTAGGATGGGCAAGTGGATATACTTTACCAACGGGAGGAGCATACAACTCATATGTTTCTGCTGGATTAACCTCTCCAACAAGTTCAGAAACAGGGTCTGATTATGTAAAGCCATTTGCTAATAACTCTGTGTATGGAGTTGGTATTGCTTTTTATGATTCAGCATTAAAGACTCGTGGAGTAGAAAAGTATGAAAAGTTTACTACAGGTAGTTTTACATACCCAATGATTCCTACGTTTAGTGTTACATTAAATGCAGGATATGTTAAACCAGCTTGGGCAAAGTATGCACAATTAGTATATACTAAGAATATTAGCAAATCTTATTTTTACGAAGGATATGCAAGCAATATTTATTTTCAAGTAACTCAAACTGATACAAACCTTGTAACAAAAGCAACTACAAATCTATTGGTTGCAAGCCAATCCGTTACTGCGGACCAACTTAAAAACGTAAAGTATTTTGTAATTGACTTAATGGGAATGTATCGTGCTGGATACATATACACAGTTGAGCAAGGCGATAGAGTTACAATTAATACTCCTAACGGAAAACTTGATTTAAAGATTGCGGGGCAAGAAAACAATTTAATTTATTGCGAGTATACGGGCGGGGCAATGACTAACGTTGCAATACCTGACCCAAAATCATTGTATTTTGAGATATATTCTCCAAAGCAAGTTTCAGAAAATGAGACATTAGTTTTCTATGAATACGGAAATCTAATTGATATGTCGGCTTGGTCAGCAAGTTCAACAAAAACTATTTCTGCTACAGGAACATTAAATGATGGAGCAGCATCTAAGTTTATTGGGGATACGGTGTTTACTAAATTAGAAATGCCAACATACACTACTGCACCATTCCTTTATAATACACAGAGAACTACTCCTGCAGTTATTGGTTCTGGTATAGATGAAAATGTAATTACAGTTATAAATGCAAATATTAATTCATTAGCAAACAGTACAGCGGGTGCAGGCTCTCCAACCGATAAGACTGATATTCCTACAATTGTAGATATCCCATCGGGAACTAATGGGGACTCAGCAACAATAGTAGATAGTAGCTCCGCATTTAAGATTGCAGGATTCTACGACATTGGTGTTCAGAAGGCGGGAGTTAATAGGATGACTATTGTTTACAATTTAACGGCAACAAAATCATTGTCTATAAACCCTGACCCATCGGGAGCTCCTGCAGGTTCTGGTTCTGGTAGTGCAACTTGGTCTTTAAGAGCTCAAGTTTATAGAACTCCTTATAATAACACAACAAATAAGTATGATGCTGTTTCAGAAAAAGTAGGAAAAGTATTTGATATTTTCCCGCAAGCTACATTAAGTACTACTACTCCTACTCCTGTAACTGAAGCTGCTTTAGCAACTCAAATTATCGAGTTAAATACAGGTATTACAAAATCATTTGAAGCAAATGACAAGTTTCATATTGAATTAAGTTTGTCATTGATATCTACGGGAGATATTATTTCTTCTCAAATTTCAATTGCTAAGAATGCTACTTATGCAATGAACATAACGCTAAACGGAAACAGAACTATTCCAAAAGTAATTACGACATACGATAACAATTCAACAGTTAGTACGTCTAATACAAAATATTTGATACGTTCTATTTCTAATGCAACATCTAATAAGTATTGGAATACGTCTGCTGGCAAGCCATCTATAGCCTCCACTTCTTCGATATCTACAAGAAGAACAAATACAATTAGATATGGTGGTAATTATGTATCTGGAACGAATATAAATAATACTTGTTCATTCTTTGCTTTAGATTCAAATGATGTAGCAATTGAGAATGGAGAGATTACTTCATTACAACGTGCATCTCGTTTACAGGGGAATGGCTCAATGCTACTTGTCTTATGTCAAAAAGAGTCAGCATATATTATGATGGGAGAGCAAGAGCTATCTCAGGGTAATAACTCAGCAGTTTATGCTTTGACAGCTAATATGATTGGAACTATCCGTAACTTCGGTAACAATCTTGGGATGCTTGATAAAGCCTCTGTAATGAACTACAAGGGTAATATTTGGTGGTGGGATGACTTTAATAAGAAGGTTGTTAAGTATACTCCTGATGGATTAGAAATCCCAAGTGACACATATATGCGGTCTTATTTCTTAGGCAAATCAGGTGTAGCTAATTTCTCGTATGACCCATTCTATAATATGTGTTATGTGGGCATAGGCTCTGATACAGTTTCTGCTGGATATTCAGATAACCTTAAAAGATGGGTTGCTGAATCATATAATTTAAAAAGTGATTTTGCGGAGAGTTATGGAGATAAGATGATTCTGTTTAAGAGTGGAGTTATGTATAAACCAATTGCTAACACAACTACAAGTGATTACAATAATTTGCTTGGAACTGCTTATGATGGTTCAATCTCATTTGTATTAAATAGCAGAATACCTGTTAGACCTGTAAATGTTGCAATTTCTCACGATATGAATGTAGTTGATTGGACTACAGATAACTATGTGAAATCAAGTTTGCTTACTATTGACATTACAAATGAGAATGGTCAATCTACAAATTTGGTTGAATCAAATTTTTTAATGGAAGACAATCGGTTATATGCCCACGTTTTAAGGAATGTAAATAGCTACAGAGCAGGGTCGTTAATGACTAATGCTATAATAGAAGGCGACTATATTGTTGGCTATCTTAATAAATTTGTTGTAACTTTAAAAGATAAAAGTCAAAATATGAGGATTAACTCAATTGACGTTGAGGTAGTTCCTGTATCTGGACACTCGTAAATTATTAATATATGGACCCGCTATCAATAATTGGAATGGGAACCAGCGTTCTTGGAGGACTCGTTGGTTTATTTGGGGCAAGCAAAGCCGCAGATGCAGCTACTGCTCAAAAAGAAAAAGTATCAATGTTCAATCGTAATCAGCAAGCTGGTTGGGATGAGAAGATGGCACAAATGATGGCTTTCCAAAAAGCTGCTCCAACATACCAAGCTGACTATGCTCCTTATCAAGCAATGGCTGATAAAGCAGCAATGAATGAAATCCAAGCAACGGGGCAAACTCGTGCTGCTGGGACTCAATTTGCTTTAGACCAAGCTGACCAAGGATACGCTAATCTTATTCAAGCTACGGGCAAATTAGGTGGCTCTCGTGCAGATATGGCTACATCATTATTGATGGGACAACAAAATCTTGGTGCACAAAAAGGGCAAACACTCGCTCAAGGTCAACAGATGATGTTTCAAAATCAGCAACAAGCGAAGATGGCTAATCTTAGTGCATTAGGGCAATTAGCTGCGGGTAAATCAATGGAAAACTACAGAACATTTGCATCTCAAGCCGCTAACCAACAAGGTATGCTTGGATTGATGGGACAAGATTTATCTGGCAGAACTGCTTTAGCTCAACAAGGATTTCAATCTGAAATGGCTGCACAAGGTATTATTGACCAAGCTCATCAATCTATGTGGAATGCTGGAGCAGGAATTCTTGGAACAATTGGTGGAGGCTTAAATCAGATTGGTATGCAGAAAATGAAAATAAATGATTTGACCAAAATGATGAAAAATCCTGATACAAAAGATGTGGCTCAATTTATTGATGCATAATAAAATTGTTAAAATAAAATAAAATGGCAGAGTCTTATTTATTTAATCCAACTGAAGGTATTAACAAAGCGGGAGCTCAAATACAGGCAAATCTTGGAAATATATTTACGGGTATTATTGCTCAAAAGCAGAACGATTACAATGTAGCCGAAAAAACTTTTGAAAATATCAATGCTTTAACAGATAAGTTAGGCGAATATGGTCAAGAAGAAATTACATCTAAAACAGCATCTTTATTAGATGATGCCGCTAAAAGTATTATCAAGAATGGTAAAGTTGATTATTCTGAAATAGGTAGAATCCGTAACGGGGTAAGCACTATTAAAAACAGGAAATCAGCTATCGAAGCGGGCACTCAAATGTACAAAGAGATGGCTCAGACTGCCTTAGCAACTAAAGATGACTTACTTAATCTTGGTCTTACATTAGAGGGTATGCGTAATGTAATCTTAAATCCTAATAATCTTTCTGCTGAAGATATGGGAAGACAGATGCAGGCTGTGTACCAAAAAAATATTAATACGTCGAAAGCATCTTCCGATATATTTTCTCGTATTGCCCCATCTCAAACATATGAGCAAACATATACTAAGGATGGAGCTACATACGGAATTGCAGGTAAAAAAATATCAGATTATGTTTTAGACCCGACTACAAGTAAATTTGCACCTCCATCACAAGTTCAAGCTAAGAATGCAGATGGTACTCCTGCGGTTAATCCAGATGGAACTCCTAAAATGATTTCATATTCAAGCCAAAAGTTTAATGACTTTATGCAAGCGGGTGGAGCAACTGTACTTGATGCAATTAGAAAACAAATGGGAGATAATTCTGTATTTCAATCAGATGAACAACTTTTTGAATCTCGTTGGCAAAATTATGTTAATAGTAATAATACTATTCAAAAAAATATTGAAGCTAAATCTTCTGCTCAAAATATAACAGAACAAAATAAAGCTGAGGCATCTGGAGTTGAATTGAAAAACTTGCCTGATAAAATTAAACTTGAGAATAAAAAGACGCAAGCAGAAATCAATTTAACTAATGCAAGAACAGCGGGAGAAAATCTTGATAATCAAATTACAAGAGATACAATTAGCAGTACCGCTCCATTAGAAAATATGGGTATTACTGTAAAAGATAATTCAAAAAATGTAAACTTTGGGCAAGGTATTAAAGTAACCTCTCTTATGTGGAATGGTAAAATGACTCCATTTGTTGCAACAGATGTAGCTTATGATGTAAATACTAAATTACATTATATAAAAGGAAGACCTGCTCCAAAAGGAACTGAAGGGAAATGGGAGGTAGACGATTCAAAAGAAGAAATAGCAATCCCTGTATCAACAAATTCTATTTCATATAAGAATCTTGTTTCAGCTATTAATGGACCAGCTTTATCAAAGGCAAAAGGGCAAAATGCAAGAGCAAGATTTAATCGATTTAATTCTATTGAATTAACTGATGCTGGCAAGAAACAAGAAGCTCCTGCTCAATCTCCTGAGAAAAAAGAACCTGAGAAGCCATTTATAACAGCTACAAAAATTGGACAAATTTTACCTCAATATCTTAATCAAACGCTTACAGATAAAAAAGGTAAAAAGCACACAATTAAAAGCGGAGCAGACCTTAGAAAGTATTTTATTGGAAATGATGTGAATGTTAAAATAAACGAATAATATGTCTAAGCAAAGATTAGTTGACCCAATGTCATTTGTTTCAAATGCTAATGTTTCAAAACCTGATACACAAGAGCTACCTGACCCAATGTCATTTGTTGAGACATCTCAAAAAAAAAATCCAATCGAGAAAAAAAGCGTTACGGTATCATCTGGGCAGGAAGATTCTGGGGGTTTATTCTCTGATATTGCAGACTATTTTTCAAGAGCACAACCTTCTGTTTCAGGCTTAGGAACAGCTACTTTTGCTCAAGATTTAGCAAAGAAAACAGGGTCTATGAGACTTGGTATTTATGACCAAGTTGATAATCCCGAGATGACTGCTGAAGAAAGATTAGCTTATCAAAAAGGATTAAAGCAACGTGCTGCAATAGATGACATTGTTACGTCAAATCTATTGAAATCAGATGTTCAGACATCTGCATTATCTTTTCTTGCTGAAAAAACAAACACTACTCCTATGTTGGAATCCCTTGTTTCGGGGACATTTGGAACATTAGGAGCAAGTGCAATGAATATTCTTGGTGGGGCTGCGGATTGGATTCAGAATGTAGGAGCTCGGACATTAGATACTATTGCAAAAGGTCAAATTGGTACGGGTTATCAAAGCGATATCAAGGTGGCATCATCGGAAGGTGTTGCTGGGGCATTATATGAGGCTGGGCAGAATCTTCAAAATGTTAGCAACTCATTTATGAGGCAAGCTAAAGTTGATACGGGGATTGCTAATGAAGATGTAGATAAAACTTTTACTCAATTACTTTCAGAAGGCAAGACAGCGGATGCATTTACAACTCTTGGATTAAGCTCAATTCAACAAATGCCTCAGATTGTAGCACTTGGCTTAACAGGTGGTTCTGCGGGAGCGGTATTTGCTGGTTCAGCGGCAATGGGGATGGGGGCTTCATTAGGAGAAGAATATGCTAAAGATGCAGATATTACAGGAAAAGATGCATTAGTATCTATTGCAAAGGGTGTTGTTGAAGGCTTAACAGAAACTATATTTAGAACAGATGTAAACGCATTTAATAGTTTGCGTAATATCATTGCTACAGAAGGGAAAGAAGCCACAAGAGAAGCGATTGTTCGTGGCTATGGGCAAGTTATGAAGAAAGCACTTTCGGGGGCGAATGAAGAAGGTGTCGAAGAAATAATTGCAAACGTAGGTGGATTTATTGTAGATGGAGTAGCGGACCCTAAAAAATTCAATCCAACAGAATACAATAAGTTACTTGAAAGCTCAATTGATGCATTCGTATTAGGTGCTGCATCAGGTGGAATAGTAAGTGGTGCTGCAACTTTAGCATCAAAAACTAATTTAACAGATGAGCAAAAGCGTTCCATTAGAAGATATAAAGAGGTTGCAGAAAACGAATCTTTCTCTGAAGATATTCGTAAGGCAGCAATGGATAAAATTAAGGATATTCGTGATTTAGATGCTGGTAAAACATACGATAACTATCGATTAATTACTGATATCGAAGATGTAAATAAGAGAGCTGATGTAATCAAGACTCTTAATGAAATTAAAGCAGAAGAAGAATCTCAGAAAGAGCTTAAAGATGAGAGCTTAATTGAAGCATCTAATCAAATTATTGAGGAAAAGAAAACAAAGGTTGATTCTATAATCAGAGAGAATATTGATGCAATATATTCAAGAAGCTCTAAGGCTATCAAAGAGCAGCAAAAAGCATCAAGAGAAAAGGCTGCAAACTACCTTTCTGAAAACAATTACTATATTGGATTCAATGAGAATAACGCTGACCTGCTTGATAGTATACAGTCTGGCGAATTAGTTGATATCAATGACATCAATAAAGCTACTTCATCATTATATGATTTAGAAGCAAGCGTAATGGCTGACGATAAGTTATCTAACCAAGAAAGAAACTATGTTTTGCGTGAGGTTTATGCAAAATTAGATTCATTGGAATCATATGATAAGATAACAAAGAATGGCAAATTACTTGCTCAAGATAACGCAGAACCCAATCGTACCACTAACATTGATTTAAGGGCTGAGAGGGCAAAGAAAGTGCGTAATAATAGATTTGAGGGGGAGTTATTTAAGTTTCAAGCAGAGGATGGAAGAAACATTTCTTTAAGAGCTTCTGTAGATGAGAAGGGAGATGTTACAATGACTCCTATTCGTAAGTCATTTAAATATAAAACAGAGAAAGAATCTAAAGCAAATGAATCGTTTAAAATCAAAGGCAACTTAGAGGTCGGTGAAATTAAACGCAATGAGGATGGAAACTTAATTTCTGCAACCATTACAGATACAAAAGGAAAGCGGTCATTCAATACTAACAACGAAGAACTTGTTTCTTATTTGCAAGCTATGCAAGCAAGACAATCTTTAGTTAAGGCATCGAATGTTGGATATTCCGTTAGCGATGACATTGAATCTGTTCAAGGAAATGAGATATTAGGCAAATTAACCCCTAACCAAAAAGCCCGTTTTGCTAATTACTATAAAGCATTACAGACTGTAAATCCAAATGCTCAAATCATATTATATGATAACGAGAAGCAGATGGCAAGGGGTCTTGTTGCTCAAGGATTTAGTAGAAAGCAAGCAAAAGAGGCTGCTACGGGGTCAATGGGATTACAGCATAGCGGTGTTATTCACGTTAACATATCCGTTGCAGATGATGCAACTGTCCCTCACGAAATATTCCACGAGGCAGTTAAGGAGATAACTAAATCTAATCCAGAGGCATTTGTTGATATGGTGAAAAAGTTGGAAGCAATGCTTTCTCCAGCAGAACTTGCTTACCTAAAAAACTTTTCAAACTTATATGAAAACAAAGGCGAAAACGTAGTTGCCGAAGAATTCTTATCTGAATTATTGGGTGTGCTTACTGCTAAGAGATTAACATTCTCTAAAGTAAATGCTGAGGGAGAAAGAATTAATGTTGAGGTAGATTTCGCTTTAAATCGTTCTATTGGACATAAGTTTATATTAGCACTTCGTGAGCTTGTTAAAAAGTATGCTGATAAAATAGGTAACAAAACATTAATTGAACTTGCTGACAGAGTTGGTAAAACAACTAATTCTGCTGAGGAGCTTGCATCATTCTTCGAATCATTTGCTAAATCATTGAGAGAAGGAACAGATGTAAATTTAGATTATACAAAACAATTTACTAAGGAAGGTGTAGTTGCTTCATCTAATGAGATTCGCCAGAAGATTGATTCTGATGCAACATATGATGAGGGTATTGCTATACCATTCCCATCTGAAATCGATTACGCTCCTTTAGATGAAATAAATCAAAAGCGTATAGGGGATTATACATACCCTAAGACCATTCCTATGCTTGAGACTGTATCTCATCCTGTAATGAGCCTTAATAGCGTAGTTGAGAAATATGATGGCAAGGTGATTATTATTACAAGTGATGCTACAGGATACGGGGTTGATAGCAAAGGAGACCCTATCTATGGTGGATTTGGATTCTCATTAAATGCTCAGAACGTAAAAGATGGGATTGGATTTGCGAGTTTGAATGTAGGAACAGTTAAATCTACATATGCCTCCGCATTTAATAATTACGGAGAAGGCAAAGTTGCTGTGTTGATTATGGTTCAAACCCCATCAACAGCAATTAACAATGCTTATGGTACTAAGTATTTGTTTAGAGGATTGTCTGAGATTGCAAATAGCAATGAAGAGGATTTAGCTAAATCAAAAGAGGCTATTGCTGAATTTATTAACTCAAGTAAAGATGTTGCTAAATATATAAAATCTGCAGATGAAAAACAGAAAATAATTGATGTAATCAATAAGATTACTCCAAATATGTCTGAAAAAGCATTAACGGATTTACAGCAAGAATATATTGACAAAACTACATTCGATGTAAGAAAAGTTATTGGACTTGGGATTTTACCTAAAAATTCAAGCACAAAAACTGATGTCGGCACAAGATATAGTAAAATAGCATTTAATAAAATTGATTATAGTTTTTATAATTTCCTTAAAGAATACGGAGATAATACAATATTAACTGATGATTTAATTAATAATGATAAGGGAGGATATGTAGTAGGTGGATTTGAATTAAATGTATTGCCTGAAGGAGAGGAGAGAGATAATCAAATCAAGGAATTGCAGGATAAAGGTATCGTACACGATATGTTTAATGCAAAACTTGGAGGTGTTAATCATTTTACTCTTGATGGATTATATGATGTAAATGAGAATTTCGCACGTTTTGCAGAGCCAGAAACGGAAATTGATAAATCAAAACTTTCTGATGAAGAAAGAAATAAATTAGTTAGAGAAAACTATACTGAAGATAAGTATTATTTTGAAGAATTTCATAATAAGCCTTTATCTGAAAGAACATATACTCAATTAAAAAACCCTTATAAAATAGAGTTTAAAGCGGAAATACTTGCTCCTAAAGGGTTTTTGAAGCCAAAAACTCCTTCTTTATCTGCCAATATTGCCAGAGGGATAGGATTTATTCCAAGTGAGCAAGGCAAATCTGAAATAGCAAAAGCCAATTACAATAAATTGCCTGTTTCTGAGAAAGTAATTTCAAAAGAAATAGATGAGATGGTTAATGATGGCTCAGAAAACAGAGTTGAATTTATCTCTCAAAAAAGAATCCTTTATCACGGGTCTCCTTGGAGCTTTACTCAATTTAACAATCAAAAAATTGGTACGGGCGAAGGTGCTCAAGCATATGGTTGGGGAATCTATTTAAGTGAAGACTTTGATGTAGCTCAAGCATACGCTATGAGTAATCAAGGGAATAAAATGAATCAACAAGGATATCTAAATTTTATTCCAAACGATTTAAGAAACAAAGCATATAAAATTTTACAAAATCCCAAAACAAGACTTGCGGATTGGAAAAAGTTTCTTGAAGACAATAAAGGATTTCTTGGATTAAATATCTCAAAATCTAATCGAGAGAAACTATATAATGCATTTGGAGAAAGAAATCATTATACAGCTCACGTTACAGGTCAAAATCTTAGTGATGGTATATGGTTTGATTGGCACAATGAAGGCAATCTAAATATGATGGCAGCAGCTACTGCTTATCGTGGTATTTTATCAATAGTATCTTCTTTAGAACAAATGGATAAAATGCAAGGGTTAAATCAATACCAAAGAGATACATTGGATGTCGCTAAGAAAGTTGTAACTATGAAGCAATTTTCTGATAGAGATATGGGGATGAATTTCTTTTTACGTCAAACTGGCGGAGAAATGTATACAAGACTTGCTGGTTATTTTTTAGGTACTCGTACTGCTAAAGATGGCAAAGATTATAATCAACAACACGCTACCGCACAACAAATGGCTTCTTGGCTACTACAGCAAGCTGGAGTTGATGGAATTAGAGTTCCTACATATTATGCTCAAGGAGGAAGACAAAATGGATTAATGAACTATGTTGTATTCGATGCAAATGCAATTAAGATTACAAATAAACAAACTATTCGGGCAAAAGTATCGGTTGATAAGGCAGCGTTAATGGGGGTTGATTTACTTCATTCTGCTCGTCAATCTATGGAAGCTCGGCAAAACGATAGCTTCTTAAAATGGTTTAATAAAGATTTTTTAAATAGCCAATACTTAGGTCTTTATAAGAAATGGTTTGAGCGTAACGTTACAATTAGAAAAGAGCTTGAGAAAGCACAGATGCTCTATGCTATGCAGATGATGTATAACAAAGCTGGTGCATCTCAATTTGCTCAACTTAAATTTGGTAAATATCGTAAAGAGATTTATGGTGGGCTAAATAAGGATGAGGTAAATATCTTTGATTCAATTGCTCAGTTACGCAGGGTTATTGCCATTGATACTAATTTTGATAACCAAAGAAATGAATTCTTAACAAAAGCGGAAGCGGTTAATGAGCAGATTCAGAATGCCAAATTAGTTATAGCTAATCCTAACTCTACTCCAGAGCAAAAAGCAATTGCAGCTCAATCTATCCCATCACTAAAAGATGATTTAGCTAAGTTGATAAAAAAGGCTAAGGGTAAAGAAAGACCTATGCACGGGAAGCATAATGACGTAAATGATAGAAATAAGAAAATCGTTTCTAACAAAGAATCAGCTACGGCATCTCTTGCTAAATTAGAAAAGAAGATTGGAGCGGAGGCATATGCTGAATTAAATAGGAGAGTTGATTTATACTTCAAGGCATTTAGTGACTTGTTAAAATATAAATTAGATAATGGCTTGATTAATGAGGCGACATATGAGATGTTTAAGAATTATGATTACCAGCCAAGAAATTTCTTGAAATTTGCTTATGGTCAATTATATGAAGATGCAAATGGCAACCTTGTAAAAGAAACTCCATTAGATTCTAATTCATTTATAAATAGAGGTTCGATGATTGGCTCTGAGGAATTAAGAAAAATTCAAGGAGGAGATATGGATTATCTGGATACTGATTCGGCTCGATTACTTCAGTCGGCTCTTGTTACCGCAGAGATTCGTGTGTCAACAAATAAAGCATTGAAAGCCCTTGCTGATGAATCTAAATTAGCTAATTACGGATTTATTAAAGAAGCAGAATACGAAAGATATAAGGATGGTACTATCAAATTAGATTCAGATGGTAGCCCTAAATTCAAAGAGCCTTCTGATAATAGATTCACTAATATGATTTATAAGATTGATGGCAAAAAATATGCATTCCAATTAAAGAATACAAAAGAAATGCCTTTAGCTGATGAATTCAATGATATTGAAATGCGTGACCTAAAGAGTAAGGGATACAGAGCTTGGACAAGAGGGCTTGGTGCTGGAGTATTAAAGTCATTAGCGACTGGTATAAACATTGCGTTCCCAATTACAAATATTCCTGTCGATGTAATGTCTCAAATACATTTGACAGATATTTACGAAGGAACTATTGCAGAAAGATACAAGCAGGCAATGGCAGGAACTCTTGAAATGGCTAAAAAGTTAACTGCTGCCGAATTCAATTTAGGTGATAACTCTGAAATAAGTGATTTGATTTATGAGTTTGCTGAGACAGGTGGATTAATGATGAGCTTAACTCGTGAATACTCTCCTCAAGTAGAGGGTAGATGGGGAAAAGTAATTGATGGGTTAGGTACTTTTGGTAACATATCTGAATTAGCATCTAAATTAAATGCATACAAAACTGTCAAAGATAGACTTACTGAAGAATATTATAAGAAGAATGGCATTGAAGCGGCTAATGAAGATTTAGAGAAAATCAAGGCGGAGGCGGCTTATAAGTCGAGAGCAGCTATGGATTATCATAGAGGTGGTACTTCAGCTAAATGGTTAGATGGATTTGCTCCTTACTTCAACGTATTGATGCAAGCGAATAAGATTACTGCATCATATATTGCAAATAACAAAGTTGAATTCGCTAAAAAAATTGCAGGTGCTGGAATATTTGTAATGGCGGTTGTTATGTACAATATGATGGCTGCGGGGGATGATTATGACAATGAAGATGTTCAAAGAGATTTGATAAACAATCTTGTTATATTCAATACCTATAAGAATGAAGATGGCACAAGAGGATATACTAAGGTTGCAGTACCTCCAACAGTAAAATGGTTTTTAAATAAATTCCAGCATATCGCAGAAGGTGTTTATTTGAAAGAGATATTGCAAGACCCTAAGCGTATCGAGAAATGGCAAAAAAGAACTAAGTTTATTCAATTGCCAGAAGGTAAAATTGAACAACAAGTTTTATCTGTTATTTCTCCATTGATGCCTCCTGTATTAAAAGGTATTCTTGAGTATGGTACTAATTATGATTTTTGGAGAGAAAAAGAAATTGTTAAGCAATACGAAAATCGTCAGACATCTCCATTTAAAGAAGGGGTTAAAAATAAAAATGTAGCTGAGTTTTGGAAAGTAATTGCGGGGACAGAAATGGGTAAAGGAATGGGGTTGTCACCTATTAAATTGCAAAAATTGGCTGATGATATGCTTCCTTTAACAAACCCGCTTATTTCTATGGGATATTCATTGCTTGATAAATCGGTAAATCAGTTTACTGATGTTCCAGAATCTTATCGTTCAAAGTTTAATAAGGAAAATACTTGGACCGCTGTGCCAAGTTCGATAGTAGATGGTGTTAAAAACCGTTTTCAAGGTACAACAGACCCAAATAAAAACTTTGAAAATAAGGAGTACGCTAAGATTAAAATGGAAGAAAATGATAGATTGTTTGATATCCACGACAAAGTCAATTCTATGATTGATAGCGGAGCATCACTACACGATATCAGAGTTTATGCTAAGAGTCAAGGCAGAGAGTATGTTCAAGGAATTCAGAATTATGCTATGAATCTTATGAAGAAAGATAGAATTCAGTATAAGATTTATGAGCCCGATTACTTTGCTATGGTATTTGCTCCTGATGCAAGAGCTAAGGCGGAAATAATGATTGAATTCGAAAAGACTAATGAGATTCCTAATATGGAATTGTACAGAAAAGACTTGAGAAGATTCGGTATTCTAAACTCAAATGTTCAGCATATCTACGAAAAATTGAAAGAAGAAAGTAAATCTCCAACTGGTGTGCAAACATCTGAAAACGAATAAAAAGATGATAAAAAAGACAAATGGAGGCTACAAGTTAGTCTCCAAAACTACTGGCAAAAATCTTGGAACTGCTAAAACTAAAGCAGGAATCGAGAAAAGAGAAAAACAAGTAAACTATTTTAAGTATCTTGCATCAAAAAAGAAGAAATAATGGACTTAGTATCTATGCAAAAAGCTAAAGTCGTACAAGGTGCGTTTAGCAAATTGATGAGTAGCGACTACTCTCAGCCTGCTTCAGAAAACGAAGGAGCAGAAAATCCACAAGAGGAATTATTGTGTGAGATGTTAGAGGCATCTGCTCAAGCTAAAGTATTCCATTGGCAAACAAGTTCTTTTGCAGAACACGAAGCTATGGGAGAATTCTATGATGGATTCAATCCTTTGATGGATAAGTTCATTGAATCATATCAAGGTTGCTACGGAAGAATTATGCTTGGATGCGATTTAGAGGTTAAGCCGTATACAATGGATGCCCCACTTGCATTTATGGAATCATTTAAGCAATTCATTCAATCAGATGCTCGTATGATGGTTATGGGTAATTCTGCTTTATCTAACATCTTAGATGAAATTAATGGATTGGTAGAGCAAACTTTATACAGACTAACTTTCAAGTAAAATGAAAAATGGCTTATACGCTAATATTCACGCTAAAAGAGAACGAATTAAAGCTGGTTCTGGTGAAGAAATGAGAAAGGTTGGAAGCAAAGGAGCTCCAACTGCGAAGCAATTTAAACAAGCAGCTAAAACTGCTAAAAAGAAATAATATGGGGGCTTGGCAACGTAAAGAAGGCAAAAATCCTAAAGGGGGATTAAATGCCAAAGGAAGAGCATCGTATAATGCTGAAACAGGAGGGCATTTAAAAGCCCCTGTTAAATCAGGAACTAATCCAAGACGTGTTTCATTTGCGGCTCGTTTTGCTGGGATGGCTGGTCCTATGAAGAAACCTAATGGAGAGCCGACAAGAAAGGCATTAGCTTTAAAGGCTTGGGGATTCGGTAGTGTGGAGGCAGCAAAGAAATTTGCAAACTCTCATAAAAAGAAATGAGCGATAAAAAGTTCATAAAGTATTGCCAAAATTGTGGGAAAGAGCAATCGTATTCAAACAATTCTGGCTTTAGAAGGGCTGTAAGAAATAATGCTCCTTGCGTTACTTGTCGCAATATTCTTAATGGCAAAAAACATATATTAGAAACGGGGTACAAAGGTATCCCGCTTTTTTGGTTTAATTCAAAAAAGAAATGGGCGGAGGCAAAGGGAAGGGAATTTTCAATTGATATCGAATATATTTGGAGACTATATGTCAAACAAAATAAAGTTTGTGCATTGTCTGGGTTGCCATTAGATTTTGATAAGCAGACCGAAAATGGGATGGTTTCAATTGATAGAATTGATAACAATAAAGGTTACATTAAAGGTAACATTCAATTACTTCACAAAGATGTGAATTATATGAAATGGACATACGAACAAAGCCATTTTATAAACTTGTGTAAATTAATAGCGAAAAATAAAAGCTGATAGTGAATGAAAAAGTCTGCCAAGTATTATGCTACCCATCCCGAAGCTAAAGCAAAGAAGGATGCCTATAATAAAGAATTCAATAAGAAGCCTGAGCAACGGGCTAAACGTGTTGAATTAGTTAAGGTCAATCGTGAGCGAGGAACTTATGGTAACGGAGATGGCAAGGATGCATCACATACAAGCAAAGGTATTGTAATGAAAAAAGCCTCCGTAAACAGAGGCTCTAAATCAGATTCAGCGGGTGATAAGCGGGCTCGTGGAGGTAAAAAATAATTACCCTTCGATTCTTTCTATCGCAAGTCTTCGATGATAATAAATTGGCTCTCCTGCATTAGTAACGTGATATAGTATAGAAGCCCCATCATTGCTAAATTTACTCATTTGTCGAAGAACAACTACTTCTACTTTTGCAATTCCTCCAAGTAATATAACCCTACTATTAACATACCCCTCTATTACAGGGATATATGTTCCATCATTATCTTTGCTTGGCTTCATTATCCAGACCAAGTCTTTGTCTAATATCTTACCTACATCTCCAACTTGAAGCATTGTTAATGTGACCACACTTGATTTAAATTCTTCTATATTATCAGAAATTTCAGATTGTACATCTTTTGATAATAGCTTTGGGGCTAAACCAAGAAGCCCAAGTGACATTAAAAATTCTTTCCTTTTCATATTATTTCATTTCGATTAAATCTGATTCATAAATTGCGTGGGCAATTGTAGTGGCATTGAATGGCTCTTTATATTTGCCAATCAAATCAGTCGCTTTCACAAAGTATGCTTCAAATAATTTAGGTACACTCATCATAACAAAGGCAACTATATCATTCTCAGATGGCTTTGTAACAATTTTATCTTCAGTAGAAAATAACCACGATGGCTCTCTGCCATCTACAACAATACAACTTTTAACGTGAATCAATTTATCATCTGATATGATGTCTGCATCGTGAGATTTACGATTTCTTTCATAAATCATTATATCAGGAGGAGAAACCTTTTTGTAATTTGGGAAACTTAATAAGGTATTGAATACCGCATATTCAGACATCTTGCCATTATAAGCCCAATGCTCAAGTTTAGCTATACCTCTTTCCCCCTTTGTTTTATAGTAATCTCTTTGATTGATTGCACTATTCTTTGCGAATGTACTGCACAACGTTTCCTGATATAAGTCAGGAGCGATAAGATTTAGTTTCCTTATTTGCATAGGATAGGATGTGAACTATTAGTAGGTAATTTTTCTTCCCCATTGTTTCATCAGGGTAAATTTCAATCCCTTTGCAGAATTTCTTAGAGTCATCAACAATGTAATGTGCTTTCTTCATAGTATCCTCAAGGATTTTAATCATAGGCACGGTATTGCTTGCATCTAATCGACTATTAAAGTATAATGTAATCATATACTTGTCAATCTTTTTTGTTCTCTTAGGGAGCAACTTTAGAAATAGGTTAGCCCAAAATTCTTTCTCTTTGTTTCTGAATGACCAATGGCGGTTTGCGTACCATTTGTTTAGAGATAAATCTACACCTTCCCATTCTATTGTAATATGGGCAATCGAATCATCTTTATCAGTTGTCATATCTTAGTCTTGAGATGAAATCTTCTCGAACTTCTTTCCAATAGCATTCATCAGAAAATTCTTTGTGTTTACTATTGATAGCTAATTCTTCAAGTAGATACGAGATAACTGCAAGTCTCCCACTATGATAGGAAATCTTCAGTATCTCGTCTACTCTTTCATCGGGTTTTAAATTAAGCGGATTGTTCATAGCTATTTGATTCCTCTCATTACTAATGATTCGGGATATTTATTTGCGAAATCAATGAAATCCGCAATCATTTTCCTTGTGTATCGGATTGGTCTTGTATCGATATATGCGATATACATATTCTTGCGATACCAAGCTAATACCCGATACGTTACACCAAGCATTGCCCTCAACTCCTTGTCGGTGTACAATAGCTTTTCCAATTTCAATTCTTCCATTTCAGATTTTCTTATCATTGAGTGTAACTGTTATGTCAAGTGAAATCAAATATCCGTTAGCCGCTAAATTGCATACCATCCTATTCAATAGATTGTATCCAAGTTTTCTTCTTCCTGACTCGTATAGCCAAACCTGTTGGAATGAATTAATCCCGCAGGCTTTTGCAAAGTCTACTTGAGTCATCCCCAATTCAGTTCTTATTTTTTTTATTAAGTCTTTCTTCATATTCTTTTTCTAATTTGAACTTTAGTTTTGCTTGCTCAATCTTAATGCGATGAGACAATTCTAATTGATTATGGATATTTGTCCATACTTGATTAAATGCATTCATATTATTTAAGGGTTACACGGATGGTTGTTGAACTTGATTTGGTTGGAGGAAAGTAATCGAATATCTCTCCTGTATTTGGGTCCACTATGGTAGTCTTTTCTTTACAAGCCTTAGCAAATGTTTCGATTTCTTTTAGCTTTGCCGTAGCTTCATCAACTACTTTCTTTTGGGCAACCCAAGCAGAAGATGCTGAATAATCATATTTAGCAGGGGTATCTACTTCTTTTAAGGTAACATCTGATATATTGGCTTCATTATTATCGTAGGTTTTTAATTCGTTCATTGCGAACTCCTTTAATCCTTTCTCTAACTCCTCTAATACGAAGATGTACTTACGACACAACACTAAATCCTTTAGAGGCTCGCCTCCGCTAAAAGCTATCTCCTCAAGATAGCGATTAACCATCCCAACCATCTCCGACTTGTTTGCGGAGAAGATTGAGGATTGCTTTAATTGAACTATTTCTGACATATTAGAATGGTAAAGGGTTATCTTCTGACTCAAATACAGGCTCCTCAAAAGCAGGAATTAATGATGGCTCTTGTGATGGAGTCTCATCTTGTGGATTAGAATTGCCTTGTGCCTTACGAGCAACAAAATATGCTTGCAAATCATCGAACAATAAATCTCCTAACTTTCCATCAGCAGAAGAAATTTCTCCACCTAATGTGAATACAGGAACTGAATACTTAACCGACCCCTTCTTAGCATCTAATGCTGATGGGATTACAATTTCATTGTGTAAGAATTTCTTGAAATTGTCTTTTGTAAATTCAGACCAATGCTGAAGCACAGACCCTTTCATCTCGATGTTAACGATTTCTCCATCAATCATCCCATAAATACTTGCACTATAGTGTCCGCCTTCCTCAACAACTTTGAGTTTGATATCTTGATAAAGACCGCTTGCAATCTCCCCCTTACCTTTGAATGAACGAACAAATAATGGCTCTGTCTTGGTAGATTTAACTTCGTTAGAATAGATAGACGATTGTGTCTTGTCGCTAAAACCTTTGATGGTAGAATACGAATCAAAGTAAATTAATGTTAAAGGCAATTTAACATCTCTGTCAGTTTTCAAATTCTTGTCGTAGAATGTGAAACATTTTTTGTTAGAAGACCATTTTAGGTACTTCTTAACAGGTGTCTCGGCTTTAGCCGAATAAGCATCTGAACGTGCCATAATTGTTTGGTTTTGGTTTTAAAAGTTATTATTAATTTCAAATTGACTGAGAAACGCAATCTTGTTTGTCAATCGGGTTAGTCTACGCTGAACTGGTCTTTTAAATTGTCCATCTCTACGCAAATTTTTGGGGTCATTTGCGATAGCCTCCGCCTTGCAGAGCACATCGCTGTAGCTTTTTCTTTTCATTTTGTGTTAATCTGTGAGCAAATATAATACAATTATTTTATAAAACAATACTTTTAATTAAAATAAAAATACCCCGCAAGGCAGGGTACTTTTAACTCTCTAAACACAATTATGAAAAAACAATTAATAATGCCAACCTCGTGGTTTCTTTTCGAGGTCTGTGTAAGTTTCGTTTGGTTTCGGTATAATATTATATACAACTCCTGTGCCAACTCTTGTTCCTGTCAGGGTAGATTCTGATGCTTTTTTTAATGCATCTTCTTCCAACTTCTCTTGAATCATTTTTTGGGTCTTAAATGCTCTCAACTCCTCCTCCATTGCAAGCATATCTTTCCTTAATCTCTTTAGATAGATAGCCATATCTAATGCCTCCTCGTAAGCGTGTTGTACCCAATCAGATGCGATTAGGTCTTCCCTATCCATCGTGGTGTTATACTTCTTTAAACCAACCTCTGCTCTGTGAGCAATATCTTTGATTACATCGAACACGATGCTATCAGTAAATGTTGTTATATTCTCGTTATTCGACTCCATAAGATTTTAAGATTTCGGAAACTTTAGTAGCACACTCAATTTTTTTATCATTATCCAACATCTCCATTTTTAATGCGATATCAAATAAGTAATCTGATTGAATCGAAGCGTTAACAAATTGGTCTAATACTGCACCTTGACTATCCCCGCCTTCAGCTTTCATTAGAATGTCAACTTGTTTTTCAAGTTCAACAACCAAATTATTTGTAATCAATTTAATTTTTTGGAAATAAAAGTTTGATGCAACAACTTTCTCATCAATAAAATCCCGTAGTGACTGACATTTTGCGTAATAGCAAATCATATCACGCATCTCTTTGTCATTTAACAATCGCTTCATTTGTGTTTGGTTTTTGAGTCGATTAATCTCTATATTCGGCTCATATGTTTATTTATCTCATTAATGATTCAATTGTTTCATTGAATCCAACGATAGGAACAATTGCTCCATTAATAGTTTCGAGAGTACCTTCATCATTGCCCCATTGTGTAGCTGAGTTTTGAGTTAATTCTACAATGATATCAGAATCAATCCATTGTCTCATAAAATTTCCATCGGAAAGTCTTGTTGTAATCTTTACAAATTTTTTCATTATATATATTAAATATGATTTTAAAAAGAGGGATAAGCAGTTCTAATGGTATGCTTACCCCTACATTTAGAAGCGTGTGAGGGATTCGAACCCCCATTACAAGCAATATCGACTTGCGTTTTTTCCTTTCAAACTAACACGCTTTCCGCAATTAACCCCTTAATTTGACCTAAAATTACAAAAACTATTTAATTAAGCAATCAATAGTATTAGTTTTTTCTAAAAATTGCTTAAATATTCTAATTCTATTGTATGAAGCGTGTTTTTCTCTACCAGAATTATGCTTCAATCGGTCTAAAGATGTTGAAACAAATTGAATATCATTGTCAATTGTCTCCCCTTCTCTATATCTAAATGGTTTTGGCTCGGTATTTTCTTTTAAATAATTCTCTGCCCAAGCAATTGCTATTGCGTAGTAATCTATCTTTTCTTCCATAACTTAACCATATAAATAAAATATCCATTAAATCTGATATGGCGAATTGAATGAGTAATTAATTCCCACGGGATATTGCGTGTATATTTTTCGCAACGAATAAGATATCCCAGAATATTAATTTCGTATCCAATTAGATTTCTGTACTTATACTTTCGTATCATCTTCTATTTTCTTTTTAAGGGTTTGGTAGTCGCAATTGCAAATGAATGTAATTCCACCAACGCTTAATTCGCAATATACTTTTGCGGAATTATATGGGTCAGGGTATGGCGAAATCATATCTATGCTATAAAAAGTAACAATTTGGACATCGCAAGATTCCAATTCAAATCCGATTCTTAAATCAGATAAAACGTTTGATGTCTCACTCTGTATGAAACATTCTAATTCAATTCCATTTTTAATTACCATAGATGTATTTTTTTATTCCTCCTTTGTCCCAGCAAGGATTGCCTGTGGTCCAGCCCGTTTGTCGAATTAGATTTTCGTTCCAAACAACGATTGTACCATCATTGCATTCGCATCCTGTTTTATTCTTTAAAGGCAGAATTTGTTCTTGCTCGGTACATCCGACAAGTAATAAGCCCAAGCCTATCAATAGGCTAATCTTTTTCTTCATAGTCAGTTCGCATTAAAAAGTTAGAGATAAGTGATTCGTCTGTGATTAAATGCTCGCCATTGGAATACATTTTTACATCATCGTATATGACTAATTTAAATCCTTTTACAAATGTAATAAAGTCCCTAAGAATATTTTTTGGGTCCGCAAGCCTTTTATTTACTTCGTTTTGTTTTTCCATCCCGTGAATGACTCCTCTTTCGTATGCATCAACAACTGCAATGGTTGATTCTGATATAAGGTCATCGATTGGTTCGGTCCTATTTTTTCTTTCCATTAGTTTCTGGTTGTTTAAACATTAACTCAATTACATCTTGGTAATCTTTACATTCAATTACTTGATACGTTTCATTTTCCTCGTGAATCCACACCAAGTAGCATTTACCTATCTTGATATCGGTATTCTTTTCGATAATATACTTGTACAAATTAAGCTGAAGGGAATATGTCTCGTACTCGCATTCTTCAATGAAAGTAATTGGGAAAGAAAAACGCTTTTTGTAATCAGAATTAAATCTAATTTTGCCATTCGTTTTGTAATCCCAAATCTGATACTCTTGGCTCTTGTCATTCCAAAATAATCCATCGACCATTCCCGCTACACCATAAGATTCGACTTCGCCTTTCTTATTGTAAATGGGTAGCAGCGGGTCCCCAATTACTAATTCAGATGCAATTGGGATTAGGTTTACGGATGCCTCCTCATAGAACTGCTTAAACATACGAACACATTCCTCGTATCGTTCCTTTAGATTCATTGCACCATCGCCCGCAAATCTTTCTTCGGGGATTCGATTGTTGTAAGGGAATACCTTATTCTGCCAATAGTTTTCAGCAAAATTATGCAAGAAAGTGCCTTTCATAGCACTAAAGTCTCGCTTGTAATCCCACTCCTCAAGAACTGCTTCGACTGAACGATTCGTTTTCTTTGCCGTTCCAAATGCCATTTTCTTTGAATCGAAAGCAGATTTAAATCTACCAAGATAAGATGTGCCACTCGTTAACTCTTGTTCGCCAATGTAATACTTATGTGGTTCATCATAGTATTTGATGTGTTTAAACTTCGCTAACTCTTTATATATTTCCATAAGTTTCTTCGTAGTATTGTTCGGAATTTTTATTTTGTTTTAGCCCTTGATTTACTCGCCCATCATTATAAGCCATCATTATCTGTTCTTTCTCCATTGCTTTGGCTTGATTAAATAATTCTTCATAATGAATGGTAAAAATAAATCCATTTCTTTCATTAATTTCTTTTAATAGCCACTCTATTGCCGTTTGTTTATTTTCCATTGTCTTGTTTGTAAAATGGTAGTTCTTTATGCACTTGAAATATGTTATCGTTTCCCATAAAAGCTAACGTATACCACCATTGAGCTGGTTGGTAATATCTAACCCCATCAATTTCTACCATATTAGAATTCATTCGTAAAAATTCACTAACCTCATCTGAGAGCTTAATGTTAATCATTGGTTTGTTCTTCATTTTCTTGTTGTTTAAAACGTTTCATTAACCAATATGCCATTCTTTTAGCACCTTCATCTAAACCTTCATAATGATTCCTTTGCATAACAAAATAGTTATGAGCAATACTTTCCGCTTCATCGCATACTTCATCATCACTTGGTAATTCAAAAGGTGTTAGATTAACCATTTTTTTTAATGTTTCTCTAACAATATCTTTCCAACATCCCATACAATGTGCCCCATCGCATTCTAAATTTTCGGGCAAAAATGATTTTTGTAATAAAACCATTAATTCATTTACTTGTTCTTCTGTGTATAGTTTCATTGCTTTGTTATTTCTTTAGAAAGTTAACTAACCCATCCTTTGCGTGTAAGATAGCATCTGCTCTCTCCTCCATCGATTTGATTTGGTCTGCGATTTCTTCTCTATCGAATGAAACATAATACCCTCGTGACGTAGCAATTACGGGAAGAATAGATTCGCTTCGAATGAAATTTACAATCTTACGCAACTTAACTTCATTGAATCGAATACCCGCACCGATTTTATCTCGATTGCGATTAATAACCGAAACGATTTCGTTTGACTTCATCGGTTTCTCGTAGGATGCCGTATAAAGAACTCTGATTAATGGCATTATTACGATTACTTCATCGGCAGATAATGACTTTGTGATTGACTCGAAATTTGTTATCATTGTTTTATTTGTTTGGTTTAAAATGGAGAAACTTTTACATCATCAAAATTACTTTTCATTGTCTTGATGACACTATTTTCATAAAGAACTTCGGGGGCAGAGAATCTAAACAATTCTTCTTCACTATCAGCAACTCGATTTGTCTTCACATCAACGTATCTACCAATGTCTCCGACTTCGCCATCCCTATTCTTTAATATAATGAACTTCAACGTGTTGTCCATTGGGGCAACTGCTTGATTGTTTGCCTTTGCATCAACGTACTTGTAGTAGTCATCACGATACAACCCAATTACAACGATTGCATCTTGTTCAATGTTACCCGATGAACGCAAATCCGATAGCATAGGCTGACGATTCGTTCTCGACTCAACTGACCTTGACAACTGCGATAGGCAAATGATTGGGATGCCCAACTTCCTTGATAGCTTCTGAATCTTATTACTTACTTTAGATACTTGCGTGAAATCATCTTGACCTTTAACTTGGTTATCACTCATCAACTGCAAGTAGTCAATTACAATCATATCAATTCCATTCTTGCGAACTTCGGCAGTCATCATCATTGATAAGTAATTGACATCTCTGTTATCGGAATCGTAAAAGTAAATGGGAAGATTCTTTAACTCTTTTGCGTTAGACCGCTTAATCTTCTCAACATCTTCGGGCTTAATCCGATTAGCTTTTAAGTCAGAGTAATTGTATTCGAATGCTTCCGATGAAATGTATCGGTAAATCAGAGACTCCTTTGGCATCTCAAGGGATAGGTACAAACATTTCTTCCCTGATTTAGCACACGATTTTGCAAAATCAAGCCCAACGATTGTCTTGCCCATCGAGGGTCTTGCAGATATAATTGACATACCTTCTTGCCAACCACCTAATGCGTAATTTAATTTACGACTACCTGTGTCTATCCCGCTAAAAGTTTTCTCGCTTCCAGCGGAGGCTTCCATCTTCTCAATTACTTCATCGTATATCTGCTCAATAGAATAAACTTCTTTAGATGCGGAGGCATCAACCATATCAGTTAGCCCATTCTCTATTAATGTAGTCATTGTGGAAACTTCTTCCCCTTCCTCAATGGATGATACAAGACCGATTGCTAACTCGTAGATTCTTCTCTTATTCTCTAACTCTTTTAACTCGAATGCGACTTGCATATAATCGATAGCACGATTAGGCATTACCGAAAGTAGTTTAGAACTATTAATTCCTAATTCAGATTCTTTCGATTTAAGAAACCGAAATACATCGAATCGAGTAAAGACACCTTTCGATAAAGATAAGTCAACCATCGCAAAGAATGATGCCTTAAACAAAGGGTCTGTAAATGATTCGTAAGACGTAACACGAACAACTTCGTTAATAACGTGTGAATTCTCAAGCAAGTAGGCTATTAAGTCTTGCTCTAAGATTGTGTCGATAATTTGGGATGATTTTTTTACCATTGGTCAGGAATTGTAATTTCGTAAGATGTGTTAGTTTGATTTTCTTGTGGTTTAGGAACTGAATTAGATGTTGGTAATTCATCTTCCCATACCCGATGTGATAAATATCTCTCGGGGTCTTTGCGATACTGCGGGTCAGGTCTTGCAATTTTGTAATTAGGGATTGCTAATAGGCAAGCACTCTTATCAGATTCTTTCAGCTTCATCCATTTAGATTTAGCTTTCTCCTTCCCTACCTTCTTGCCATACAACTCCCAAAACTCATCAAACCTATCGGGCAATATATTTACTTTATTATTCTCTTTATTATTATCTTTATTATATGGTGATACTATAGTAGCACCCCCCTGATACTCGGGTAGCACCCCCCCTGATACTATAGTAGCACCCCCCTTCTCTTTAGAATCCTCCTTCATTAGCTTTAAATCCACTAAACGTATCGTTCTATTACCCGATTCTCCTATTTTTTTTGATGAAATTTCTCGAACTATAATTTCTTTGTCTTCTAACTCTTTTATCAAGGCTCTAACGTAGGCTAATGATACCCCTAAAGTTTCTGAAATGTACTGATTAGATGCAAAGCAATACCCCTTCTTATTAGACAAGCTAATGAGAACTCCCACCAATAATTTACCGCTTGAAGACAACTCCTTTGACGAAAGAATTTCGCTTGGAATTACTGCGTACCACCTCATTATACTTCGTTTAGTTTGGCTTCTAAAAACTTAATTTCTTTGTACAAATTCTCGATAATATCCAATAGCTTATCAAATGCTTCCATCTCGGGAGTAGCGAACTGCATTACATACTCGTATTGCTTCAACTCTATCTCAAAATGTCTTTTCTTTAACTTAACTACCGCTAAAAATGCTTCTAATTCTAAATCCATTGTCGAAAAAAAAACCCCAAGACCTTCGAGGGAAAGAATCTTGGGGATAGGACACCTCCTATAGTTTGTCATCTAACCCCTCAATCAGATGACTAACTCGACTCGCAAATATAATACAATTATTTGATTCTATCACAACTAATTATATTCATTATTGGAATACCAATAGTTTTCGTTAACTCTTTTGGATTAGCGAACAACAATGTTCTATAGTCATCCGTAGAATCTAAATAAGTAGCTATAATTTCTTGCGTAGACCAACCCAATCTATACACAACTCGATACCGATTAGGTTTACCATACTTAACTACAACGAATAAATCCTTTAGGTTAACTCTATGATTCTCAACTGCGTAAATCGGCTTAATTATTCCATTCTCTGCCGATATTGTACCAATAATTTTACGTTCCATAATTTTAATTGTTTTTAAGTGTTAAAAATAAATCGTGAGGATAATCGTTTGACCATCCATAAAGTTTACCATCTAAATTCCACGCATATACCTCCGTAGAATCAACTCTAAACGCAAGCCATCCGATGATTTGATGACCTTCGATTGCATCAAAATTTACCCCCGCAATGCGTACGGATTTACTTTCTCTTGTTACGACATCGTACTCCCCCGACTCGTACTCCTTTAATGTGAACTTCTTTAGTTTACTCATTCTTGAAACCCCCTTCTCAATGTTTTTAAAGGCTCTCTTTCTATCGCTTTGGTATGCTGAAAAGAAACCAAGTTTACTTACCCTAAATGTTAATGGCATCTTACATTTCCAGCAAGGTCCAGACACCCGAACTCGTTTACAATTACTTATTCGGATGCCCACCTCTAAAGGATTCTGCTCTGCCGTACACCACCCACAAGTGAGACGATGTTGCGTTTGTGCGTTAGTGAACTCCATTACTTATGAGTGTATACAAGACAACCCGTAGTTTTATCAACATAGGATGTGTCAAAGTTATCTTCCCACTCAATGTAATTGGAATCAATTGGCAAAACGCTTACGGACCTAAACTTCTCGTATCCAATTACTTTTTCAATTGACTCTGACTTCAAGGTCGTGTTGAACCAAATGATGATTCCACAAATAAGTAATATAGCTATCGCAATTACTTCAACAACGTGCATTCTATTTCTCATCTTTCTTTTTGTTTTGCAATCCAACAAGATGCGATGAATAAATTAACACGAACAAGCACATCAACCCAAAGGCAAATAGGTCGGTCTTAAAATTTGTATCATCTGATACCTCGCATCCGATAAAATCGAATACAATACTTACAATTGATGCAATCTGAATTGTTTTCATTTTCGTTTGGTTTAATATACAACTATAAAAAAATACGCAAGTGCGACAAAGATTAGGCATAATGCAAACTCTAATGCATCTCCTAACGTGATTGGTTTTTTGCTCATTTACTTTAGTGAGATTTCTAATTTAACTGATTGTTCCGTGCCATCTTCGGCATCCTCTACCACAACTGATAATACTCCATCATAATTGAATACGATATCATACACCCTTCCACCCAATTCAAATGTGTACCAAATATTACCGAAATCGTAGGGAGAGAAAACAACTTCTGCTCTCTCCTCTACCTTATTAATCTTTGCCGATATCTTGGCAACCATCGTGAACGGATTCACATCTACTATCATTTTCATATTCAATTACTTTATATGGTCTTCTTCAAAAATTACATTCTTAATGTCTTCGTCTCTAAAAATTATGTAATTAGATATGACACCATTGATTAGCAAATCTTCAGCTATCGCATCCGCAAATGGATTGGGCAATTTAATATGCTTGCAACCCTTACGGATAATCTTAACCCTATCGTTAATATATATATCATTGATATACACGTTAACCCATTCGGGCAAACACATATTCTGATTGGATAGATTATACCAATAGTAATAACCTTCTTCGCTTAAATCAAATATGAACCCTCCTGATAAGAACATCTTTATAGAAAAACATTCTTGCTTGAGGAAATCCTCGAAACTCGGCTTATCGTTCTGCCGTAGGTATTCTGCTTTGTATTTGTCTTGTTGGTCAAATGATAGCAACTCAAAATAATCTTTTCTTGTAGGCATAATATTGTTTGGTTAAAATGTAATTGAATGTTATTTATTTCTAAGGTCCGTTTCCAGCTCAAGCCAAAATGGTAAGCCTTCATTAGATGTCATAAATACAAATCCTCTCCGAAGAAATTTACTTATTGATTCGTAGTCTCTATCAAGAAATAATTCAAAACTACCACCCCAATCTCCTCCTCTTTCTTTATTGAAATTAGCTATAAACTTTTTCTTCTCGCTATTCGTTAGCAAATCAAACCAATAGTGACCATTCTTCTCGCCACTCTGACTCTTTTGGCTATTTGGGAATTCAATATCATTTACGATATCAACTAACTTGTCAATTAGTTTTTCATCACTCGAATATGCAAGGTCTAAAAGGAATTCTTTCTGCTCTGCCAATGTAAATGGCTTACCTCCTTCGAAATGCGATACTAATGCACTAACTACGTCTGTTCGATTTTTCATTTTATATATCATTTGAATTGGTTAATAACATTATTGATGTCAATGTAGTATTGTCATCCTCATCGTATAAATCATCTTCGACATCGTATACGATTTCTACATCTGAATCTCTATCGAATCGATAATAAATATTGATTTTACTTAAATCAAAATATTCTTCTGCACTAATTAGAAAATCTAATAACTTCTTTGCAGTCAATGGCTTTTTGTTTTTCATTGTGTTTTTATTTAAAATTTTATGTAAACGTATGTAACCCAAAAATTCTCAATATTTAACTCTTGGTTATTAAGCAAATCGCAGAAATCACTCATCTTTTCTAATCGCAACTTATTTATTCGACAATGGTCAGATAACTTGTTGCAAGAGTATACTCGATTCTCCATATCCTCAACAACCCTTCTATCAATTTTATTGACTTCGCCCAAAACCACCCACATCATTTTATTTAATCCTAAATATTTTTTCATTGTGTTTTTTATTTAAATTGTGATTATAAACTTGGTAAAATTCCGCAATAATTCTCATCTCGATAGTAATCGATAACACCCATATCATTACCCTCATCATCGCTAAGGATAGTAATTTGTGTGCCATCATCTAATAGCATCTGAATGCCTCGCTTGTACCATCCATTATCTTCGGCATCTTTTTGACTAAGGTATTGAACTTGCTTGATAGTCTTGCCTTGCAAAACTTCAATGGCTTTGTCTTGCCAAAATCTTTCTAATGTCATTATTCTTCTTCTGATTGAGACTTCCAATAAAATGCTACATTGACTAACATCGTGACTAATTCAGATTCATCTAAACGAACTAAATCATTTGCATCGTACTCATCCCCCAATAAATCTTCGAGGGCATCGATTAATTGCTTTCTCATAATTGCTATTATTTAAATTGTGAAACTCCTATAAATCTAATTGAGACATTATCGTATCCAGCATTAGCACCCACAATCTCACATATATCCTCCCAAGTATGGGATTTCTCGAAATCATCTGCATACAAGGATAGAACTCCTTTGACTTCATCAAACTCTCCATTAGATTCATCTTCATCTAAATCAGGCATAAAATCCTCGAACATCTCATAGCACTCCTCATACACCTCTATCTTTTCATTAATAGATAGGTTATTCCATTCTTCACGCAATGCATCTAAATACTCTTGGAACTTCTCCTCTGACATTGTTGTCGCTTCGTGAACGACATCTTCAAAGTGAATACGACTTAACGCTACAAATGGCATACATCCGTACCATTCGTTCAACTGCACATCGATAGCAGTTATTTGGTCTGAAATTGATTTTTTCATTGTGTTTGTATTTGTTTGGTTTGAAATAATGATGCAATATATAACAATTGATATATTCGTGTCAAGCATTTCTTAATATTTATTTTTACAGGCAACGTTGTTTTTTCCTGTAAGTTTAGCGGAACCTCTTACTCAATTACTTTTTTAGATTAGCCTAAAAATCTAATTGAATCTGCTGCTGCTGTGAACTTTGGAATCTGAACTGCTTGCTGTCGATTAAAATTATGCCTTACGATTAGCTAATGATGATAGTGGTTTTCCGCAATTTTGCCCTACGGATAGCTAATGATGATAGTGGTTTTGGATTTTTTTGGATTTTCTGGGACCTTACTTTTTCTGGGACATTACTCTTTTCAATTACTTTCTGCTCAATTAGATTTTGTATGGACAAAAAAAAATCCCCCACATTTCTGCGAGGGATTCTGATTTGATTAGGGATTGTTAGATGCAATACCATTTGAGATTCTCTAATTCATCCCATTCTGCGATGGTCATTGATGCGATGTCTTTGGCTTTCAATTCATCGTATCGTTTCTGCAAATCATCTTCGAATTGTTTATAGTCATCATCCGAATCTACATAATCATCTACGATTGGCGGATATGATTTCTTGGGCATTTCCCATTTCGTTGAATCATTCCAAGAATACTTTTTGTCGCTATAGTATTTCTTGGTATTGTTATTATAGACCTTTGTGCCACCATAATCGACATATGTAACTTTCTTATATGTCTCATTGGAAAACCAACATCCCTCGAATTCCGCATCACGTTTACCATTCTGCTCATTTACAATTGTGTATTCGTTATAGGCATTAAGGAAAACTAATTTACTGCTACCAATGAATTTCTTAATCAGCATAACGATTGCCTCATTGTACAAGAAATCAGATGGAAGTTTACGAAGATATGTTTCATTGAATAGATTCGTATCTGAACGTTTAGCATCAATGCCATTCAATTCTGATATGACTCCATTGTGAACGAATGCTAAATCCTTGTTAACTTGGAATGGATGACAATTCGTTTCATTGATTCCTCCGCTTGTACTGATGCGGAAATGTAATACGACATTAGATTTTGGATGATGCTTTCTGACCTCGACATATTTATTATAGAATGCCTTGAACGATTGAATCTCTTTGTAGATATGTAATTGATTTGTCTTTACATCGGACCAAATCATTCCTGCTCCATCTTTGTTGTTGTTCCAACAATTGCGAAGTAATGATTCATTGAAAGTAATGTTAGGGGAATTTAAAATTGCGATACACATAATATTATTTGTTTTGATTGTTTGAAAAAATTTTATGAATGGGGAGAATTAATCCCCCCAATTAGATTACAAATTGTTTACTGATTCTTCTATTCTTGAGAAATCAAAATTTCTGAAATCGTTATCGAATCGTTTACATAATTGGATAGCATCCAAGATTCTCTGCTTGATTTTGCTTGGGCTAAATTCCTTTAGCATATGCTTGTACAAATCAGATTCCTTGTTGCACAAATCATTCGCCACATCAGGAAAACGATTTGTTGGATTCATTGCAATGATGCGAAGTAAATCAATTCGCCATTGTAATTGGTCAATGTTTTTAACCAATGGAAAGATGCGGAATTCAATGCGAGGATTCACAATGTCTTCAATGATTCGTACTGCTTGCATCTTCTCCGTAGAATTTTTCATTTGCGATTTCTCTTTCGCAATTGAGTAATACGTTTCTGAACGTTTACGATAGATGGCATAGATGAATGGCATATAACCACTAACCATTTCGAATGTATCTTTAGCAGATGTATAGCTTCTGCTGAAATGGATATGCCCTCCGCAAGATGAATTATCCTTGTCGGATGAAATCAATGTATGGTCATTTCCATTGATTAACTCAGGGAATGCTTGCTCAATCTCTTTTGCCTCATTGATTAGGTCATCAGTGAACAATGGATAACAAGGACTAACTAATTCGTATCCGATTGTGCCACATAAACTGCCATCACGTTCTTTCTTCCATCCAAATTGCTGACCAATTGCAACATTCGAATGCTTACTGCCAAAGTAAGATTGTTTCTCGATTTCTACTCCAACTTTGAAGACAACTTTCTGCTCCATCTGAATCTGCTTTGCTTGGAAATCTCTTGAATGATATTCATATCTTGGATTACGATGATTTCTTCTTGCACAAGCATTTGTGTCGTGAATTCCGAATTCGTATTCGTGTCCACAAGATGGACAAGCTACATTGTTGGAAACGTATCCCTCTTGCTCTGCTGAATTAGAATCGAAATACACATAATTATTGTGATTGATTCCTCGATATGTAATGTTACGATGTGATGTACCATCAGAAAGAAACAACATATATTGCTCTCCTCGAATCATTCGATATTGGAATCTATCCGCATAGATTTTGTGGCAAATTCCATCAACAATAAACAATGTCATTGGATGCGAATCTGATTTGACAATCATTCGATTTCCCAATGAACAATGAACGACATTATCCGCATCATTTTTGTAGTAACTAATGCGGAAAACTCTTGATGGACATTGTTCCATAAACGTTCTTTGTCTCGATTCAATTACTTTATCTGCAATTGTAGAATGATATGCAGAATACCTTTCGATTAGTTTTCTTTTGCCATCCTTGATTACGATAAACGAATTCGAATACATATGCTTGTCAGTTACTTTCAAATCTAACCATCTATCCGCTGACAATGAGAAGATATAGCCCGCATCAAATGCTTGTTGTTCACTTATAAAGTACAATTGCTTGTTGTCGTATAGAATTGTGAACGTTTTATCCAATGAGATATTGGCAATGTAGGTATTGCCCTCATTTCTTGGATTACGATGATATCGTACACAATCAGATTTTAAAAACCAAGCCCTCTGCCAAACATTCTCATCGTTATTGAAGAAATAGGCAGATGTGACCTTTTTAAATTCGTTTGAATTACGATTGAATCTAATTGCATCCCTCGAAATGAATGCAGAATCGCCATAAGATGAATGCATTTGAGATGCATCGTACATTGGAATTGATTGACCGAAAATTGAAGTTACGTTTGACATAATTGTGTTTGTTTAAATGTTGTTAAAAATGTGATTGAATCAGTTTTCTTTTTGACCTATAAAAATTGTAATTGCACTAATGCCGACATAGGCAATAACGCAGAAAATAGCTTCGGCAAATCCACTATGCTTTGCACAAAAGATTGCCATTGGAAGTAATCCTTGAATGATTACCATTGGGAGAATGAATTGTTTTTTCATTGTGTTTGTGTTTAAATTGTTTTTTATGATTGAATTAGATTTTTGTGAGCATAACGGATTAGCATCTAAATAGCTGATTTTCAATGAGTTACGCTTTTTCATATGTTGTTCTATTTTGCCCACATTCGAAGTTAATACAATAGTTTTAATTTACAATACATAGGGCAAAAAAAATTATGCTTTGAATGTAATCTGATTGGATAGATTTTCTCTTAGCAGATTTCCCTTGAAAAAAAATATGTGTATCAGAATCGAAATGTAATTGAATCAGAATGTAATTGAATGCCTACATTTTGTTTTATGTTCTATGTCTTGGCGGATTGTTCGCTTTCCTTATTGATACGATTGGAAAAATATAAAATGAATAAGAAAAGTAATTGGATGATGCGACAAATATATGTTGGAACATATTTTATGTGGAAAAAGTAATCTGATTGGGCAGAAATTAGGATTTTGAAATCTGATTTGACTATGTACCCGATGCAAAAAACCGATTTCGCAAAATTTTGGTTGAGGGCTGGGTTAATATATATAACCCTTCGTCTATAACCCTACGCTTAAAAAATAATACACTTACCGCACAAACTCTGCTACGCAAGGATTAAGCCTCCGCATTTGGCATCTGTTGCAACATAACCTATGCTACCATATGATACTATCATTTAAGATAAAATCGTTGCTTACGTCAAGTATTATGAAAATTGGATATGATTCTATAACTTTGGATTGATATAACCAAACAGACAAAATATGTTACAATACGAGCTTACTCAAGCATCGCCTAATAGTTTGATAGTTGAGGTTGGTGCACAATATGATGACACAGTACAATACGGGTCATTATCTATCTTTATAGACCCATTATTTAAACCCACACACAATGCAAGAATATACGGAGTGGTTAAGGCTGTCCCGAAAGGCAAGTGCTATAATGAGGATGGTATTGAAATTGAAGCGGATGTTAGGGTCGGTGATAAGGTATACTTTCACTACCTTGCTACGTTTGATGAGAACGCTTGTTTATACGGTAACTACTATCGCATCCCTTACTGTTGGATTTTCTGTGTTGTTCGTGACAATGATATTATACCTATTGGTGGGTGGACATTCTGCGAGAAAGTTATTGAAGGAGAAGATGAATTTGAAGATATAGAAGTTGGTGGAGTCAAGATATCTGGTATCAAAAATTCTGCTGGGTTAGTGACATCTGTTACAAAAAAAGATTCAAATAAGTATGCAATTGTTCAACATATTGGCAAAACATTGAAAAATGTTGAATCGTTAAATTTAAAATCAGGTCAACGAGTTTTAATAGAAAAGAATACAAACTTTGAAAACGTAATAGAAGGAAAAACCTACTATACGATACGTCAAGGGGATATTTTAGGAGTAGTTAATACAATTGATGGATGATACTATAATAGCATCCAACAAATGATTGGGTGATACTATAGTAGCAGGGGGGTGATACTATAGTAGCACCATAATAATAGAATATAATAATAAAGAATAATATAATAATATATATTGCTCAAAAAGTTTTGAAAATATTTTTGAAGAAGAAAACGACAGTTTTCCATTAAAAGAAAAAAAAAGAAATATGTATTGTTTCTCCCGCCCGCCCAAACCAAATATGATATGGCATTATTTACTGAAGATGATTTTAAAGTTTTAACAGTTGACCCGTTTGCAAAGAGCTTTGCTAAACAGAAGGTGGTCGAACAAATATTTGGTAAAGTCAATCCATCTGAGGAGGCAATTATCAAGTATGTGATATTGTTATACGATAGCAAGTCTCCGCTTCGATTGAAGATACCTCTGCTATCAGATAGGAAGAAGGAATGTGCTGAGTTAGCAGGTTTGAAAGCAAGTGAGCAAATCTTCGATTTAAGCCACGCAAATATAGTGGGCTATGTGAATGCCTATCTTCGGTATCAACAGTCGAAGGTATGGTCAATATTGGCGGCTAACGAAGAGGTATTGTGGCAGTATCAACAAGAACTTTTGAATCCGATTAAGGATTTCAAGAATGACAAGGATAAACTGCAAGCATTAGAGATTAAATCAAAGTTGATGGGCGAGTGCGATGCTATCATTAAAAGGATTGAGGCTTACGAAGAAAAGTTGTTTGGAGATAATTCTGATAAGAAGGATAAGATATTGAATATGACACCTGAAGCTATTGCCAATGTATAGAGCTCATAAGAATTCAAAGACATTAGAGGTTAACGGGATAATGGTTAACCTTCCTCCTGTTGGGATGGTATACAATGTGCTGACAAATGAATGGGAAAAAAGAGACCCTGTTAAGCGGTCTATGAGAAAAGAGAATCAGTATTGGGAAAGACCATTGCCACCCGATGACTACGAGACCAAGCGTAAGAAAGAAATGCTTGCTCAAAAAACCAACCCTGATTATTATAACACGGAACTACAGAACTACCGCAACCAAGAATGGGATAGGAGATTGAATGGGTTTTGGTTTTATAATAATGGTCACGCAACTTATGTTACGGGGCTTCATTACTTTTATCTGGTCCATTGGAAAATTGATGTTGGTTATCCAGACTTCCGTATTACCGATACGCACTTCTTTTACTTTTTGGATTACGTTTGCCAAGACCCACGCAGTCTCGGAATGATTGAGGTAACAAAACGTCGTCAGGGTAAGACAATGAGGGCGGGGGCATTTTTGTTTGAACTTACATCGAGGAGTAAGAATAAGAATGCAGGTATACAATCTAAGACATTTGAAGATGCTAAGGAGAACGTATTTGCAAAGGGTGTGATTATGCCATTCAAGTACCTACCCGATTTCTTTATTCCAATTTACGATACGGAAAAAGGTATGACCCCTAAAGGAGAACTTCGTTTCTTCAAAACAAATAAGAGGGGTGCTACAGATTTTGATTTTGATAAGAAGGTAGAACTTGAATCAAGTATTACCTTTAAGTCAGCAGATAAATTCTCATACGATGGAACGAAATTACATAGATACCTTGCGGATGAGGCGGGCAAAACAAAGAATGTTGACGTATATGACCGCCATCAAGTTGTTCAGTTCTGTCTTCAGCAAGAAGAAAACATTATTGGAAAGGCTCTTTATACGACAACTGTTGAGGAGATGGAAGATGGTGGTGCAAGTTTTAAGCAACTATGGATGGCTTCAGACCAATCAAAGCGAGACAAAAATGGTCGCACGATGTCGGGGCTGTACCAATACTTTATGCCAGCGTACAAAACGTTGTTCTACGATAAATACGGCTACCCCGACGAAGAGAAGGCGAAGGAATATTATGTAAATGCAAGGGAGGCATTGTCATCTGATAGCAGAGCATTAGCCTCATACATTCGCAAGAACCCATTTACTATCGAGGAGGCATTCTTTAGCGAAGGCGAGACTTGCTTATACGATGCAATGGCAATCAATCGTCAAATTGAAACAATAACGTGGATTGATAAAAAAGAATTATATTTGCAAGGAGAATTTGTTTGGGAGAACGGAGTTCGTGACAGCAAGGTTGTATTTAAGGAAAGTTCAAGTGGGAAATTCCTTGTTGTTAAGCAAGTGAACCCGTTTGATACAGATTCTTATAACCAAGTTGAGGAGTACGGAACTAAAAAGATTCCGAAAGCTAAAACTAAATACGCTATCGGAGTTGACCCCTTCGACCATTCAATCACAACCAGTAATGAACGCTCTGATGGAGCAGCGTATGTCTATAGGAGATTCGATGCGACAGATGATTTAAGTGAAACATTCTTGGTAGAATATTTGAACAGACCTGATAAGGCTGAAATATTTTACGAGGATATGATTAAGCTATGTCATTTCTTTGGTTGTGAGATATTATCTGAGGACCAGAAGATTGGTTTGATTAAATATTTTGAGTACAGGGGCTATGAAAAGTTCTTGATTAAAATGCCTAATTCTACGAAATACGGCATATCTGCAAGCACAAAGGTGCACCAACAGATAGCTGAAGAAACGGAGACTTATATAATGGATAATTTGCACAAAGTAAAATTTGTGAGACTTTTAAATGACTGGTTGCACTTTGATATCAATAAAACTACTAAATTTGATGCAGCAATGGCGAGTGGTTACACATTAATTGCATCGAGTAAATCAAAGTTTACTCAAAAGATTGAACAACAACAAAAACTATATGAAATACGAGATGTATTTCCGTTTTAATTATGGATGATAACGTAACTTCGACACTTGGATTTCCAAGCCATTTAGTAGACTCCTCTCAGAAGGATAAGAAATGGATTGCTCAGTACATTAAAGCCGCTTGGATGGATTTCTCCACCTACTACCCTAATCAGTTGTACAACGGGCGGGATAAGTACCACGAAACAAAATTGTATATGCTTGGTAAGCAATCTGTTAGCAGATACAAAAAACTGTTTCAACCAAATCAAGTTGCTAACGAAGACCAATCTTGGATTAATATTAACTGGGACATCCTCCCAATTATCCCAAAATTTCGCAGAATCGCATTGGCTACATTGTTAAAAACCGATTATACAATATCTGTTGATGCAATTGACCCGATAGCACAGGATGACAAGAAAGAGTTTTATGCTCAGAACGCAGCAAGAATTATGCTGAAGGAGGAGTTTAAAAAACAAGGAGTTGACCCATCAGAAGTACCTGACCCAGAAGTAGATGCAGCTAACTTAAAAGAGTTAGATATTTATATGACGTATTCGTATAAGCATCGGATGGCGATTGAAATGGAGCAAGCATTACAATTGATTTTGAGTTTAAATAAGTTTGAGCAACAAAGAGAAAAAGCAATAGAAGATTTAATCGACTATGGAATCACAGGATATAAAGAGTATTTCGACAAATCAGGAAATATTAAAACTCGGCACGTCTCTCCTGCTAATATGGTTATGTCGTATTCTATTGACCCAAATTTTGAAGATGTTCAATACTTCGGAGAAATAATTGAGATTACAATAGCTGACTTAAAAGAAATGGCGGGAGACCAAATCTCTGAAGCTCAATACGAAATCATAGCAGCTAAGTACACAAACAAATTGGGTAATCCTGCATTACTTAAAAATGTTAATTCTAACCAAAATAGAAACTACGATGGATTTAGAATTCGTGTACTTGATTTAGAGTTCTATTCTGTTAACAGCTTAATTCAAGAGGAAAGAGTTAATTCCAAAGGAAATTTAGTAGTAGGCAGAACAAATAAAGTTAAAAGCAATAAGCCAGATAAGAAATACACAAAAACTGATTACAAAGTTGTCTATCAAGGCAAATGGATTGTAGACTCAGATGTATTCTTTGATTGCGAATTAGCTACAAATATGAAGCGGGCAAAGTCATCGATGACAGAGACCACAATGTCTTATCACGTTGTTGCTCCGCAAATCTACCAAATGAATACATATTCTTTGGGAGAGCAGATGAAAACCATTGCAGACCAGATTCAAATGGCTTGGTACAAATTGCAGAATGTTATGCTTCGTGCAAGACCAAGAGGTATTATGATTGAATTGGGAGCTTTGGAGAACGTGCCACTTGGAAGAGGAGGCAAGGCAATGAAGCCAATGGAAATTATCGACTTATATAATCAAACAGGTAATTTAGTTTATCGTAGATTAAGCGAAGAAGGAAATGCAAGTAATTATAAGCCAATTGAAGAACTTGATAATGGTATTGGGAATGAAGCTATACAATATTTTAATATTATTACAAACAATATTCAGCTCCTAAGAGACATTCTCGGATTCAATGAAATAACAGATGGTTCAACACCAGACCCTCGCACATTAAAGGGTGTGGCTAAGTATGCTTCTGAGTCAACAAATAACTCTTTGGACTTTATTAGACGTTCAGAGCGTAATTTGCTTGAGCGGATGTGCTATTCATTGACTTTGCGTATTCAAGATGCTGCCCAAATGGGTACTATTGATGGATTTGTGAGAGCTCTTGGTTCAAATTCAGTACAATTCTTTAAGTTAGACCCTAATGTATCGGCATATGAGTGCGGATTGATTATCCAACAAAAGCCAACGGAAGCCGAAAGAGAGAAATTAGCAAGAAGAATTGAGCAAGCTATTCAGGCAAATCAAATTACACTTGCAGATGCAATGATGGTTGAGAATCTTGATGATTTAAAGTATGCAGAACTATTACTTGGATACAAGATTACTAAAAACCAAGAAGATGCTCAAGAAAGAGCTATGCAACAGCAGCAAATGAATGGTCAGATTCAACAACAATCGGCAATGACCGCTGCTCAAGCACAACAGCAAACGATTCAAATTGAAACTCAAGCTAAATTAGCAGTTATCCAGAAAGAGAAAGAGCTTGAGGCTCAGATGCTTATGATGAAATTAAAAATGGAGGCAGAGATTGAGCAAATGAAGATTATGGGTAAAATTGATATGAGTAAAATTGAAGCTGACTCAAGAGAGTACATAGCAGAAATTAAGAAATCGGCAATAAAAATGTCAGATTATAAAAAATAAATTATAGATTTGCGTAACCAAACAATACAAATATGGCAGAGCCAATTAATTTAGATGAACTATTGGATAAAAAACCCATAGTAGATGAAGAGACAGCAGAGTCAACAGATACCGAACAAATTGATGAAACAAATGATGTTTCTCAAAGCGAAGGAGTTGGCGATGTTGATGAAAATAATGATTCTCAGAACGATGAGAATTTAACAAACGAAAATGCGGGTGAGGAGGAAGATGAAGAAGTTTATATTAACACAGATGGAAGCCAAGAGGCAACCATTGAATCAGATAGTCAGGAGACTTCTGATGACGTTGATAAAGCAAATGATTCAGAACCTAAGCCTACAGAATATAAATTCAAGGATGACTTTATAAAAAAGGCGGTTGACTATTACGAGAAGTACGGTACACTACAACCTTTTTTAGAAGCCACTCAGACTGATTATGATACTGTTGATGATTCACAGTTGTTAAGAATGAAGTTCGATAAGGACAATTCAGACTTGCCAGCTAAAACCAGAGATAGATTATTTCAGAAAGAACTTGAAAAGTATAATCTTGATTCGTATGAAGAAGATGATATTGAGTTAGGTCAAGCGTTATTAAAGCGAGATGCCAATAAGCTAAGACAAACACTCAAGGAAGAGCAACAGCAATTCTTACAATCTATTCAACCTGCGGCACAAGAACAACAGAGTACGGTTTCACAAGAGCAGTTGGAAGCTCAAAGAGAGCAAAACAAACAACTTGCAAAAAGTGGAGTCGAAAGTGTACTAAAAAACAACTATATTAAAGTTGGAGCTAACGGGGAAGGTATTAATTTCCAAGTTGCAGATACTAATAAAGTCGTTGATTTTGCACTTGACTCAACTCAGTTTCTATCTACGTTTGCAAAACAAGATGGAAGTATTGATTGGGACAAATGGGTTAAAGTGGTTGCCTTTACGGAAAACCCTGATTTATTTGTCGGAGAACTAATCAAGCACGGAAAATCTTTAGGCAGAAAAGCAATGGAGGCAGAGTTGAAAAATTTCAAACCAGAAAATAAATCTAAGGCAGTTGTGCAGGGGGATGAAGGAAGCGACAACCCTTTTGACGATAAATTAGGTTTCTTAAAAGGAATGAAAGTTACAAGAAAATAATTTTTTAACTTTTAAAAAGAAATTGAAATGGCTATTGCAGCAGGTAATATTGACCGTACCTTTTTATCAACGGTATCGTTCACAAACACGCTTGAGCAGCGTGAGATTTTAAAAGACGTTCTTGACATCTATGATGAAGAAGCGTCTATGCTTGACATTTTAGATTGGACAGGTCGCTCTAAGGCTACTGCTCAAACTGAATATTTTACAGTACAAAACAACTTCTTGTATGCTGTTGCTACAGTTAAGACGTTGACTACTGCTGGTTCTGCGGGTGCTTCTGCATCTATCACTTGTACTGGTGCAACTTCTGTTAAGCCTGTAGTTGGTGAATTAATGTTGTTCTCTAACGGTGTTGTTGGTTATGTATCTGCTGTTGATTCAGCTACTGACTTTACAATTACTGTTAAGCCAGTTAACTCTGCGGATATTATCCCTGCGGTTGCTGTTGGAGCAAAATTATCTTTCTTCTCTAACTCATACGCTGAAGGTACTGGTTCTAACCAAATGCGTAAGTCTGACTTGGTTAAGCGTTCTAACAAACTTCAAATCTTCAAAACTAAGACATCTATCACAGATATCGCTTATGGTTCTAAGATTGAGGTTGAATTTAAGGGCAAGCCTTACTACTTCTTAAAGCAACAACACGATGCATATTTGAAGCACCGTATGGATATCCTTTACGCTGTATTGTTTGGTCGTGAGTCTGCTGGTTTGACTGATGCTGCTGGTAATGCAATTAACACAACTCGTGGTTTGCGTGATACTATTACTAACGCAGGTGGTATCGTATCTAACACAGGTACTGGTGGTGCAATTGCTTTGGCTGACTTATCTGCATTGTCTCGTTTGATGGATGCTAACCGTTGCCCAATTGAGTATCAATTATGGGCTGGTGCTGATTTTGATAACGCATTTGATACAAATATTTCTTCTACTTCTCCATTCTTGAATGGTGGTATTAATTATGCTTCTTACAATGGAAATAAAGACATCGCTGTAACATTGGGTATCCAATCATTTAATGCTTATGGTCGTACTTTCCACAAGAAGCGTTTGAATGCATTATCGCATCCACAAATCACTTCTACTGCTACTAATACAAACTTTACTAAGGAGGCTTATTTAATTCCTGCTGGTAAAGTTAAGGTTGAGCAAGGTGGAGGTCAAGTAGACCGTATGCAGTTGCGTTACTTAGAAATGGCTGATGGTATCAACTCTCGTTTCCGTGAGAAGATGTTGGGTGGTCTTGCACCAACTCCAACTTCAGATACTGATACATTGGATATCGTTTACAGCTCAATCGAAGGATTAGAGACTGTAGGTAACGAGCATTTCGTTAAGTATTCAATCTAATTAGGTTTGAGTGATTAAAGGGAGGGGGCTAAAAATCCCTCCTTTTTTTAAAAAAAAATAATACAACCAAACAATAAAAAAATGAAAGCATCAGAATACAATCAATTCTCTCCATCTTTGAAGAGAATGTTAAAGCCAGATGAAAGAGCAACTTACAGAGTATTAAGTGTAAGACCTGACCCTGATAATTACGGCAAATTTTTAGTTCCAGCAGCACACCTTATTAGACCTACTGACATTATTTACGATAAAGTAAAGAATGAGTATATTACTATTGCAGCAATTGACCGTGTAGATAATGAGGGAAATCCTGTGTTTTTAGATATTGTTTTTACAGCACAAAATCTTGGGTATATTTTTCTTAATGGGAACAATCCAACTCATCAAAAAATTTATCAGTTCTTAGAATTAGCAAATTGCAACGCATCTAATAAAGATAGAAACCAAGATACTGAACCTATTTTCCAAAGAATTGATACTCAGAAAGAGGCTAAAGAAGAACGTGCTATGCGTAAATTAATTGTTAAAGCAGTTAATATTGCGTTAGAATTAGATGATTTAAAAGTAAAAGAAGTGTCTATGGCACTTGGTATTGATGCAGAAACTATTGATGAGGTTCGCAATCAATTAGAAGATTATGCAGAGGAGAATCCAGAAGATTTCATTTCAGTTGTTGAACGAGCATCTCTTGGAGCAGAATCTATATTAAAAGAAGCAGTTAAGCGAGGAATTATTAAAAATAATGTAAATTCGCAAGTGTTTGAATGGACAGATACTGAAAAAGAAATTTATAAGTATAAAAAAGCTCCAAACAAAAACTACTTCAAAGAATTAGCCGATTACTTGGAAGAAAACAATCCAGATGAGCTAAATGCCATCAAGACCCGCTTAGGGTAAATCCGACAACAGGATTGATTGTTTGGTTTCGGTTAATTAGAGGAGGTCGCATATTGTGACCTCTTTCTTTTTTAGTATATTTACACAAATTATATTTGGCTTTGAAATGGCAATAGGATTTAATATACAATTTAGGATTAACGAAAAGACCTCTTCAAGAGTTATTCGCCTAACAGATGCCTCGTCAAATGGCGGAGGATTCACTTTTGGTAAGGGAAACTTCTCAATTGTATTTCCTGATGGCTCAACAATTAATCATACCGACTTTCTTAGTCCAGATATTACTGCTATTGGAGGGTCTTATGATTTCCAATTGCCAACTGATATATATAATAATGTTCTTACAGGGCAGTATTCAGTAACTTATGTTGTTTTAAATAGTCTTGGTGTAGCCCAAACTCCTGTTGTTTTAACAATTCCTGATTTCAATTGGATAAAGCCAACCACAACTATTCAGAACAAATCGGATGTATTTATTCCAGAGGTTCAATTTTATGATGCAACATCATATACTCCTGTAGGAAATTTTGTTGGGTCATTATTCAGAACATTTTCTGTTCCGTATCCAACTAATTCAGAGGCTTATGGGCAAACAACTCCATCTGTTTCGTCTGCTACATTAACCCCATCTTATGCATCCAAATATTACGAAGGTTTATATAATTTAAGCCTTGATGTAACAGTTAATTATACTCACGATACATATTCTTGGTTAAGTGTTTATTACACAAATTTAACTACTAAAACATACGATATCCGACAAGTTCCAACTCAAACTCAGTTGGTAACTAAATTGAATGCATTCCGTGCAGATGTAGATGCGTATAAAGAAAATAATGACACTCAATTCGAAATAATGAGTGAGAATTATGATATAGCTATCGCTCTATATTCTCATTTGATTGCTCGATTTGACACAAATACTCTTGATGGCTCACAACCATTACTCGAAGAATTATTATCTATTCTTGAGCCATACAATGGATTGTATACATATAAATCTACGCAATTAACCCCTTTTACATTAGGGATATCCCAAACTTCATACTTTACATTATCTGATGGCACAAATACTGACAACTTCCCTTTACAGAGCACATTATTATTTAGTTCGGGGAGTGCAGCACTTGGTATACTTGTTACAAATAATACTGTAACATTTACTCCAAATTTTGGGACAACTAATGGAAAGTTTGCAGCAGGAGATGATTCAAGATTTCATAGTGCCGTTACATTAGGTACTGCTAATGGTCTTTCTTTGTCATCTCAGGCAATATCTCTTGCACTTGCTACTTCTGGTACATCTGGGGCAATGAGTGCCGCTGATAAGGCAAAACTTGATGGTATAGCTACAGGTGCAACAGCTAACCTTGGAACAGTTACAAGCGTAGGTATTTCAATGCCAAGTGCATTTACGGTTACTAACTCTCCTGTAACAACAAGCGGTACTTTGACTATTGCAGGTGCGGGCACTTCTTTACAGTATATCAAAGGAGATGGTACTTTGGGAACGTTGAATACTGTATCAGTAGTTGAATCAACTAATTTATACTATACAGATTCAAGAGCTCGTGGTGCAATATCATTAACAACTACGGGTACAAGTGGAGCAGCAACTTATTCTTCTGCTACGGGTATTTTAAATATTCCACAATATCAAGGTGGGGTTACAAGTTTTAATACAAGAACAGGTGCGATTGTATTATCTTCTTCAGATGTTACTACTGCATTAACATTTACACCTGAAAATTCAAGTAATAAGGGTATTGCTGGGGGTTATGCTTCCTTAGATGGAACAGGAACAGTACCTGCTGCTCAACTACCATCATATGTTGACGATGTTGTAGAATATGCAAATCTTGCATCTTTCCCAGCAACTGGTGTAACAGGTAAGATTTTTGTTGCACTCGATACTAATAAAATTTACCGTTGGAGCGGCTCTACTTACATTGAAATAAATGCAAGTTCTGGTGGAGGCACTTGGGGGTCAATTACAGGAACATTGTCAAACCAAACTGATTTAGCAACGGCTTTATCAGGGAAGCAGGGTACAATTACTCTTACAACAGTTGGCTCAACGGGAACTGCAACATTAATTGGGAATACATTAAATATTCCTAATTACTCTGGTGGTACGGGAACAGTTGGCACAATTAGTCGAAATGTTCAGAACTTTATTGCAACTGCGGGGCAAACTACATTTACAATTTCTGGCGGATACGCCGCTGGATATATTGATGTATTTGTTAACGGAGTTCGTTTAACATCTGTTGATTATGCAGCAGCTAATGGAACTACCGTTGTAATGACTGCTGGATTATTAGTTGGAGATATTGTTGATGTAATGGTATATACTGGAATTGCTCTCACGGGAACTGCTCCAATGTCATTTAATACAACAACAGGTGCGATATCAATCTCTCAAGCAACAACATCTACTAACGGATACTTATCATCTACGGATTGGAATACATTTAATAGCAAACAAGCTACAATATCTTTAACTACAACAGGTTCAAGTGGCTCTGCTACATTTATAACAAACACGCTTAACATTCCAACTTATACGTTATCAGGCTTAGGAGGTCAAGCATCGTCAACCAACTTAACGAGTTTATCAGGATTAACTTATGTATCAGCTTCATTTGTTAAGATGACTGCTGCCAACACATTTAGTCTTGATACAAATACATATTACTTAGCAAGTAATCCTTCGGGATATACCAATAATACGGGAACGGTTACATCTGTAGCAGCATTAACATTAGGTACAACAGGAACTGATTTAACATCTACTGTTGCCACAGGAACTACAACTCCAGTCATTACTCTTAATGTACCATCTGCCTCAGCAACTAATCGAGGAGTATTAACTTCTGCTGATTGGTCAACTTTTAATAATAAGCAGGGTACAATTACTTTAACTACAACAGGCTCAAGTGGGGCGGCTACATTTTCAACTAATACTCTTAATATTCCAAATTATACCCTTGCGGGGTTAGGCGGTCAAGCATCATCAACTAATTTAACAAGTTTAAGTGGTCTAACTTTTGTTTCTACATCATTCGTGAAGATGACTGCTGCGGGAACATTTGCATTAGATACAAATACTTACTACTTAGCTTCAAATCCAAGTGGTTATACTAATAATACAGGAACTGTAACTTCAGTCGCTGCTTTAACATTAGGTACAACAGGAACTGATTTATCAAGCACAGTTGCAACAGGTACTACCACTCCAGTAATTACGCTGAATGTTCCATCTGCCTCCGCTACAAATAGAGGAGTTTTAACTTCTACAGATTGGAGTACATTCAATGGAAAACAAGGGGCATTAACCCTTACTACTACAGGAACATCAGGAGCGGCTACATTGGTTGGGAATACTTTAAATATCCCTAATTATGCATCTGGAGGAGGTAGCGGAACTGTAACAACGGTTTCAGTTGTATCCGCAAATGGTTTTGCTGGAACTGTTGCAACTGCAACATCAACACCTGCTATTACAATTTCAACTTCTATATCAGGAGTTCTTAAAGGTAATGGTACAGCAATATCAGCAGCAGTTGCTAATACTGATTACTTGGCTGTAAACAATCCTGTTTACACAGGAACATTAGGAACAGGTACATTATCCTATACTCCTGCTAACTTATTTCAGTATGCACAACAAGCTGCAAACTCTTATATACAAGCTGTATTCCAAAATACAAATGCTAACCCACAGGCATCCACAGACATTGTTGTAAATAATAACTTATCAACAGATACAACAAACTATGGAGACTTTGGTATTAATAGTTCTGGATTTACAGGTTCTGGCTCTTTAAATTTACCAAATGCTATATATTTAACTGCTACCACAGGCGATTTAGTATTAGGAACAACAACTGCAAATGCAGTTAGAATTGTCATTAATAGCGGAACAACAGATGCTGCGATTATCAAAACAACATCACAATTACAATTACCAAGTTATACAACTACAACATCTTTTTCAGGAACAGTTGTTGGTTATTTAGCTTTTGATAGTAGCGGTAACGTAATAACAACAGCAGCCCCAACTGGTAGCGGTTCTCCTGCTGGTTCAACAGGTCAGCTACAGTATAATAATGCGGGAGCATTTGGTGGTGCATCAAACGTACAGATAAACTCCAATGGTCAATTATTATTAATAGATGCTGCAACACCTCCAACAACACCTGCCGCTGGAACAATGGTGTTATATACAGAGAATCACGCTGGCAAAACATTGCCTTCGGTAATGTCTCCAACGGGAATTGACTATAACTTACAAGCGGCATTGTATGGTACTTCTACTTATATGTGGCTTGCATCTACGGGTACAACAGTTGCAATTAACTGGGGAACTTCATTTACAGCACTAAATGCTGGTACTGCCGCTGCTCAATCACATCCTACTAAGGCAAGTACAAGTGCAATTACTTCAATGAACCGTGCCAACTTTGGTACAGGTTCTACCGCTACAGGTTCTTCTGGAATTGTGTCAGCAGCCACGGTTGCTTGGCTTGGTAATGCAGCGGGATTGGGGGGTTTCTTGTTTTTTGCTCGTTTTGGAGTTGAGACTATATCTGGTACGCATCGTGTATTAGTTGGTTTATCAGCAAATACGGCAGCATTAGCAGCAGAACCTTCTACATTAGCAAATACAATTGCTCTTGGATATGATTCAACAGATACTACTTGGCAAGTAATTACAAGAAGTGCTACAACGTTGACTAAAACTAATACGGCAATTACAATTACTGCTGGGCAAATTCTTGATTTGTATATTCATTCTGCCCCAAATAGCCAATCTGTTCAATTCCATATTAAAAATGGAGCAACTGGTGCAGATTTATATGTTGGAACTGCGATTACGACAAATATTCCATCCAGTACAACATTCCTTTCAATGCAGGCTCAGATACAATCTGCATCTGGAACAACGGCTAAATTGTTGGCACTTAATCGTATGTATCTTGAGACAGACATTTAATTATGGCACTTACAAAATACTATATCATTCAAGATGCTACCAATGGGCAGTATTATACAGACAATCACGATAATGAATTGCCTGACAGATGGAGTTCAGATATTGGCGAAGCTCATAGATATTCGTTAATTTCGGATGCTGAAACAGAATTGAATGTAGACGATTTTAGTACAACAGATTTTATTATTATAGAAATTGCAGTTAAAACAAGTTAATAGATGAGCAATAATACAAGATTAGCCGAATTGATGAATTACATCACAATTGATACCACATCGGGTAATCAGTTGCAGATGTCTGGCAGTATCAAGCAAACATCCGTAACATCTGCCTTATTGAAAGCAAGTTCTACGGGAGTTCTTGTTGCGGCTACTGCTGGCACAGATTATCTTACATCTGTTGGCATTTCAAATTTAACGGCTACAGGAACACCTTCTGCTACAACATATTTGCGTGGAGATAATACTTGGGCTACTATTTCTGGAGGGGGAGGAGGTTCTCTTCCTGTAGGCGGAACTGCTGGGCAAATTCTTTCTAAAATAGATGCAACTAATTATAATACTACTTGGATTGATAACTTTGCAAGTCAATTAAAGCACGATGTAAAATTAGGTGCTACATTAACAAAAGGAACTGCTGTATATGTATCAAGTGCGGATGGAACAAATATGGTTGTTACCGCTGCATCTAATACATCTGAGGCAACATCTTCTAAAACACTTGGGTTATTAGAGACAGGTGGAGTTACAAATGACCCAGTAAAGGTAATTACGGAAGGTTTACTTTCTGGGCTTGATACATCTACTGCAACTGCTGGAGACCCCGTTTGGTTAGGCACAAATGGTGCTTTAATATTTGGTTTAGCAAATAAACCTGTAGCACCTGCTCACTTAGTATTTATCGGTATTGTTACTCGTGTGCAATCTAATAATGGAGAAATATTTATTAAGCCTCAGAATGGGTTTGAGTTACACGAGCTTCATAATGTTTTAATAACATCTCTTGCAAACAATGAAGGATTATTCTATGATTCGGCTACAAGTTTGTGGAAAAATAAATCGATTGCAACCGCACTTGGATATACACCATATAATGCAACAAATCCTAATAATTACATTGCATTAACTGCGTTATCATCTACTGCAACAGGGTTAACTTATACCAACACTACGGGAGTATTTAGTTTAACTTCTGGGTACTCAATTCCTACTACGGCATCACAAACTAACTGGGATACTGCATATACGAATAGAATTACCTCATTAACTACTACGGGTAGTTCAGGGGCTTCGACTTTAATATCTAACGTATTAAATATCCCTAATTATACATTAGCAGGATTAGGAGGGCAAGCAAGTTCTGCTAACCTAACATCTTTGTCGGGGCTCACTTATGTATCAGCATCATTTGTAAAGATGACTGCTGCAAATACATTTACCTTAGATACCGCTACATATCTTACCGCTAACCAAAGTATTACTTTATCGGGAGCTGTAGCAGGAAGCGGTACTACTGCAATTACTACAACACTTGCAAATAGCGTGGTAGGCATTGCTAACCTATCTGCTACAGGAACTCCTTCTGCTACTACATATCTAAGAGGTGACAATACTTGGGCAACTGTAGCTGGTGGAGGCGGCGGAACAGTTACATCCGTAGCTGCCTTAACATTAGGAACCACAGGAACAGACTTAACATCTACAGTTGCTACATCAACTACAACTCCTGTAATTACATTAAACGTACCGAATGCCTCCGCTACTGCAAGGGGGGCATTGACATCTACCGATTGGTCTACATTCAATAGTAAGCAAGGTGCAATTACTTTGACAACTACAGGCTCAAGCGGTGCTGCAACATTTGCTACAAATACTCTTAACATCCCAAATTATACATTAGCAGGATTAGGAGGGCAAGCATCGTCAACTAACTTGACCAGTTTATCAGGTTTAAGTTACGTCTCAGCATCATTCGTAAAGATGACCGCTGCGGGCACATTTTCTCTTGATACGACCACTTACTATGCTGCATCAAATCCAAGCGGTTACACGTCAAATACGGGTACTGTAACAAGCGTTGCTGCGTTAACATTAGGTACGACAGGAACTGATTTGTCAAGTTCGGTAGCAACAGGAACTACGACTCCTGTAATTACCCTAAACGTACCAACTGCATCGGCGGCGAATCGTGGAGCATTGAGTGCTGCTGATTGGTCTACATTTAACGGAAAGCAAACTGCAATTTCATTAACCACAACAGGTTCAAGTGGAGCAGCTACATTTGCAACAAATACGCTTAACATACCAAATTATACGTTAGCGGGATTAGGTGGTCAAGCATCGTCAACTAACTTGACGAGTTTGTCTGGATTGTCATTTGTTTCCACATCATTTGTTAAAATGACTGCGGCTGGAACATTTGCATTAGATACAAATACTTATTATCTATCTTCTAACCCAAGTGGGTATACAAATAATACAGGAACAGTTACATCTGTTTCGGTTACAACTGCAAACGGAGTATCTGGCTCAGTAGCAACTTCTACAACAACTCCTGCAATCACATTGACTCTTGGGGCAATTACCCCTACAACAGTAAATGGATTAACCCTTGCTGCGGCAGTTACAGGATTTACAATAGCGGGTGGTTCTACAACATCTAAGACACTAACGATTTCAAATACGTTAACCTTAGCGGGAACAGATACATCTACTTTAAATATTGGGTCAGGGGGAACTTTGGGTTCAGCGGCATTCACCGCATCTACTGCATATCAGGCATCTAATACTAACTTATCATCCCTTGCGGGATTAAGTTTCGCATCAACATCATTTGTTAAAATGACTGCTGCGGGTACGTTTGCTTTGGATACAAATACTTATTACCTATCAAGTAACCCAAGTGGTTACACAAACAATACGGGAACGGTAACGTCTGTTTCAGTTACAACCGCTAATGGTGTTTCTGGAACAGTTGCAACGTCTACTACAACTCCTGCAATAACATTATCTCTTGGGGCTATCACTCCAAGTACAGTCAATGGATTAACATTTACTGCTGCTGCTGCTGGATTTACAATTGCGGGTGGAACAACATCTAAAACGTTTACCGTATCTAATACACTTACATTCTCAGGAACAGATACTGCAACGTTGAACATTGGAGGAGGTGGAACATTAGGGTCTGCTGCATTTACTGCATCTACTGCATACCAAGCGGCAAGCACGAACTTAACTTCATTATCTGGCTTATCATTTGTCTCAACATCTTTTGTTAAGATGACTGCTGCTGGAACATTTGCCTTAGATACAAGTACATATTATTTAGCAAGCAACCCTTCGGGATATACTGCAAACTTGGGAACTGTTACTTCAGTTGCTGCTTTAACATTAGGTACAGCAGGAACTGACCTATCAAGTTCAGTTGCA